TCTTCTTTAGCTTGCAATGTTTCACTTGATGTATCGTCAACTGTAAACTGACTATTGAAATTTACTAAGTATGTCCCCGCCGCAGGGGATTTTGTCATTGTGGGAATTATAATAGGATTTTGTGAATCTATCAGAGTCGCGTTAGCGCCAGTAGTTTCTGCATACACAGACACGATTGGTTTTGTAAATTCAAATTTACCATTCGTTGAATTGTATTGCATATTTAAACCATCTGCAATAGTTGAGCGATTCACATCATCAAGCATACGAAGATTAACTTCACCACCACCGCCTATTGTAGACATTTGCGTTTGTATACGAGTTAGCAACAATTTATAATGGTCATTCATTTGTTCTTGAGTGACAAAGTTAGTATTGCGTAAAGGATCATTCCATCTTTGCGATTCAATGTCTTCTGAAAGATCAGGGTTTGGTTTAGCGCTTCTACCTATTAGATTAGCAGTCATTTGCACAATATCGTTTTCAGATAATTGTTCAACTTCTACTTCAACAAGTTCTTCTACTATTTCTTTTGGAATATAGTGAGGTGCAGCTTCCCTTAGAAGATTTTTGAGTTCTTCTAATGGGCTAATTTTTGGTAGTATATCTTCTTGAATTTCTTCAACAATCGGTTCAGCAGGCGTAATCTCAAAATTACCGTCTTGTGCTTGCTTAATAAGCTGCTTTAGTTCGTCAATAGCACTCATCTTTCTGACCTTCCCGATCAACGTTTAGAGATCAAATCTAATCTCCTGTTTAAAATCTTGAGGCATCTTTGTAGGTCTTGATCTTCATTGTGATTAACACTAGCCCAACCCAAGTTTTGTTTGGGTTGGCTTCTGACCAACTTTTGGCGTTTCTGGTAACGAGCAAATAATCTTATTAGGATTGTAAGCATAATCTTGTTAACCATTAGCACCCATTTTCGCCTCAATAATGTCATAATATACAATTATTTATAACAACCAAGAAACAGCAGCTTTTGCAAAGAAGGGTGGTACTGGATTGTCGCCAAACCCCCCTCCTAAATTCATCTTCCTAGCTAGTTGATTGGCTTCTTGTTTGCCAACCCCTAGTTCAATACGGGTTTCATGATAAGAAGTTTGAGCCACATCGAATTTATTATCCTTGGTATCTGATGATATTACTACATAGCTCATGTTATGCCTCCTGCCCCAAATAAACTTTTCTTGTTAGAACCGCCAAACTTAGTTTTATCAAAGATTGGGTTGTCATCGCTATCATTGAAAGACACAGATGCTCTGGGTGATGAATTCGCAACCGACTGTGCTTGACCAATATTGCTTTGTGCTGAGTCTTCCAGATCATAGATTTGCATCTTGGACCTATCAATACCAACAACGAACCTTCGATAGTAACCAATATCGCCCCACCGATTTTTCAACTGCTTGAACATAAGCTGACCCAAGCCATCTAATTCTTCAGTTGTAATCAAACCAAGAATACAATCGGCTGTGTGTGTAATACCCATAGACTCAGAGGTATTAGTAAGATCAACGTCAGAGTTGCCATAACCATCACGGTTGAACTGGGACGATGTGATAATAGCACAATCGAATTCCATAGCCAGACCACGAATTTCTTCAGCAATAGACTTCACGAGAGTATATGAGTTTGCAGCCGCCGCACCCTTGATGCGTGACGAAGCGCAGATATTCAAGTAGTCGATCATAATGATGTCAGGCTTAAATCCACGCTTCATTTTCAATTCATTAAGAAGATGGCGGAAGTGACCAGCATGTGCAGAACCTGTTGGGTATTCCTTGACAATCAACTTGCCTGTTGTTTTGGAAGTAATCCTGTCCATACGCTTCTTGTAGACGTCTCTGGGCATCAAAGAAACTTCATCAATGGTAACGCCCATCATATTAGCATCGATACGCTCAGAGATGCGTTCCTCAGCCATTTCCATAGTGATGTACATAACGTTCTTGCCCATCATCAAAGCAGATGCAGCGGCATGGCATTTAACCAGTGATTTACCACCACCAGTTGTCGCCAATAGAACAGTCATAGACTTACGTGGCAAACCACCTTTGGTGATTTTATTCAGGATTTCAATATCGAATGGGATACGTTCTTCTTTGCGATGGTAAAAGTCATAACGATCCTCAAAGTCTTCAAGGTAGTCGTGGCCAATCGATGTGTCAAAACTAATCCCCAAGGAATCAGACAGCATCTGTGGCAAAGCACCCTTTTCAGTCTCTTTGTCTTCGCCATCAATAACAAGGATAGCCTTGCGAATAGCATTAAATAGATCACGGTCTTGGCAAAACTTTTCAGTCTCTTTTACTAGCCAATCTGTGTTGGTATCGGGGTCACGCTTGAGGCCATCCAAAGTAGACATCACAGACTTAAACGAATCTTCGTTCATGTCTTTGCGTTTATCTAAAGAGATTTTGAGAGCTTCAATAGAAGGTGCGCTCTTGTACTCTTCTACGTATTCTGAATAAACACCAAACACCTTTCGAACGCTTTGGTCTTCGAAGTAATCGGGTTTGATATAAGGATACACACGACGGTAGAATTCATCGTTAAATACTAGGTTGGCCAAGACTGTTGTTTCTATCATCACATTTTCCATACGGCTAAGTTGAGTTGTGGCGACCAATGAAATTAGCCGCCACCTTAAGATTTATATTATTGCATGATTAGTAGAATGTCAAGAATTAATTACACTCGCATGGCTCCATACTGCAATCTTCACAAGGGCCGTTATACTCAGAGTCGTCATCCAACAGATCATCAATGACTTCGGTGATTTTGTCGTCATCACTTCGCATGATACCACCAGATGCACCGATAGTGTACTCAGCTTTGATATATTTGCTAAAATCTGTCTTCTCAAACATATTCAACCAAAAATCACCATTGTCGTTGATCTCTTTAGCTCTCATCAACTTCTCTGATAGAACCTCCCCAGTGGAAGGGTCCATTGCCTCATACCAGCCTACTTTAGGTTTACGCAGATAACCACCTTTTTCTGCAACATCCATAAGGCCAGAATATTTCATGATGCCACCTTCCCAAGATACTGAGATTGGGATTTTGGTTTTCTCTTTGACGTGTCGAGACTTTTCGATGTTGATGATAAAGTGGTAGCCTTGAATTTCAGTACCAACCTTATCTTGTTGACGCCCAATGATCCAGATTGCATCTGCTGAATAGTAGATGCCTGTACCACCTGATACAACGTCCTTAGAGTACATCTCTTGCGTTTTGTAGGTGTGGTTAACCGCAATCAATGGGATGTCTTTAAGGTTCAGGTATGGTGTCACGATACGGAACAAAGACTTAATAGCCTTGGCTCTTGACATATCACCAACTGATTTGCCATCCACAGCATCTTGGACTTCTTTCTTGGAAGCAAGGTTACCAATGGAATCGATGACAATAATCACTTTATCTGCCTTTTTGATTTCCCCAAGTTGTTTTGTAATATCAAACTTAAGTTCTTCGACATCAGTGATTGGCGTGTGTGCAACACGATTCATATCAATACCAAAAGACTCAAAATATGCTTGAGGTGTACCAAATTCTGCATCATAAAACAATAATACAGCATCTGGGTTGCGCTTCATGTAAGCACCAGCCATTAACAAGGCAAATGCTGATTTGAAGTGCTTGGATGGGCCAGCCAAGATCAAAAGACCCGGAGAAAGCCCACCATCAATACGCCCCGACAATGCGACGTTAATCATCGGTACTGGTGTCGGAGCCATGTCTTTTTTGCCGTAGACTTTGGATTCCAAAAGTGGGGCAGTCATTTTGATTGTACTATTCTTTACAAGTCGGTCTAGTAGACTCATTTATTTCCCCTCTACAATGGATGCAAGTTTTGACTTATAGGCCTCAATCTTAGCTACACGATCAGGCCAATAAATTGTCGATTTCTCAGAATTCTTGCAAAGATTATCCAAGAATGGAGTTACTGATTTGAACAGTAGTTCTAGACGATATTCAAGATCGTCAGCCGCGAGTTTAGCATCCACTAGTTGGTCTTCTAGTGTCTGCTTCTCGCTGCTAACTTTCTGAATAGTTTCTTCGGCTTCAGCACTTTTTGCTTGAAGTTCTTCATCAATAAAGCTGAAGCCGAAGTCGAAATCTAAAACCTCTTCATAGGTTTTATTAGCCATTCGCAAGTTCCTTGAAGATGTCAAGGTCATCATCATCATCGTCATCACCCATGGACATAGATGGTGCTGATGCTGTGCTTTCTGGCATAACCCTGAGTGTTGGCTCAGGTGCAGACTTGGAAGAATTACCAAAGCTGCTCATGTCAATATCATCATCCTCTGCCCGTGATGGTGAAGAAGCTTCTTCGCCAAGAGCAAGAACACGATATAGTTTTGCTTTCAACTCGTTATAATCTTTGAAGTTCTTTGGATCGACAAGTTCTTGCAACTTGTGCTGTTGGTTCCAGATAGCTTCAATAGCTGCGTCATCTTGTGAGAGTGGCGAAGGGCCATCAAACTCAGATTTGTCGTAGTTAGGGTAACCTTCCACTTTACGAATTTTCAAACGGAAGTTAGCACCTTCCCAGAAATCAAATGGGTTACGTGCAACCTCATCTTCAAACTGTGGGTTCATAAGGTCATTCAATTTGTCAAAGATTTTCTTCCCAAAAGAATACATGAAGACTTTGCCTTCATTATCAGGGTTGGCAGTGTCTTGTACAACAAGAATGTTGGCGATGTACTTGAGGCGACGTTTTTGCTTACGAGCAATTTCTTTGTCAGACTCAACCCCAGAATTCCACAACTTGCTGTTGTATTCTGAAACTGGATCGTCTTTATCAATCGTAGTGAGTGAGTTTTCGATATACCACAGACCTGTTGGGCCTTGGAAACCGTGATCCCAGACACGAACGAAAGGCATATCTTCACCATTAGTTGCTGGCAAGAAACGAATAATAGCAAAACCGTTACCCGCTTTGTCGCGTGTAGGCTTCCAGTTCTTACCTTCGTTGGGGTCTGAATAACTCTTAGTTTGAATCTTTTCAAGCTGTGAGTTGAGTTTGCTCAATGAGCTTGCTCGATTGTTTTTAAGTGCGGCGAAATCTACCATTTTTATATCTCCTAATTTTGCGTTATATAGCGTTGTTCATATTGCGATGTATGTTGTGGATTAATCCACCATCTATTTATATCAGAAAAATCGCTCTCGAACTAGATTCTTGAACTTTTTTTCGTCAAACGTCAAGAAAGGTTTGTACTTGCTTGATTTTTTTATTATATCATAAGCTATGATTTTGTCAAGTAAATTCTTCTCCCAGTATGCAAAAATATTTGCTATGTGTATAAGAATTGTAAATGTCTCAAAAGTTATTTGCTTCCGTAATAATAATGTTATGATAATAGGATGCTGACCGTTTACCGAAACGAAGTTGGATTGCCAATCATCATTTAGTTGGTTCAGATCATCCTTTACCACTTTTGTCAAAGATTCTTGGATGCGCCGCCATTCTACATAGCGATCATGACCTTCCTTCTCTGCAATTTCTCTTATAAAAACTTCTGGCTTGGATATAATGTTAGCCAACAAAATATTCTCATAATCTTCCATACCAGAAACTTTGTTGAAAAAGAATACATCAGGACGTGTTCGAAAGCTTTTGAATGGAGTATTTAGCTTACCACCCATTTTTATATAATCGTAATTCGTCTTAAAATGCTTTTTCATAGCAATGTAGTTCATGTAACATTTAAACGATTGCTCGTTAGCAAAGTTCCGTGATGTCCCTATCATCTTTTATCACCATTTTCATTTTTACTGCCTCTGATCTTACTTTTTCTTTTAAGATAGAGGACTTCTTTACTATATCAGCTACTGCTTCAATTTCCAAGTCGTTTTTTCTTGCATATTCAAGTAAAGCGTCAACATAGTTGACACCGTTAGATAACATATAAGATATTTCATGATGTACTTTTTCTGGTGTTCTTGGCGAAATCGTTGGTTGTTGTTTATCCATTGAGGGTTTTTACACCAGATACCCAGTTCTGCGCAGCAGACTCAGCCCAAACTATTCCCTTGCCCTCATAAAGTTCTTCTTGGATAAATTCTTCGTTGATAAACATCCTACACCCTGATCCGTTTTGGGTGGCAAAATATTCAGCACGAAGAGTTTGCCCTGCCTTCTCTACAATAATATTATCTCCATTATCCATATTGTTTTCCTTAATATTTGAAGTTGCTTTAACCTGACCACAGCTTGTGCAATGATCTACAGTCACCTTGAAGGAATGGCCCTCAAAAGTTATATATTCTATACCTCTCAATATATTGACATTACCACAGCATCCGCTGAATGTCAATTTTATTTCTCCTCAAAAAGAATGTCGTTGACGTAATTTTCTTTGTCTTCTTCTGAAATACCCATGGCAAGAATAGACCTGTGTAGGTGAGGATTCATCTTTTGATTAGCGCAATATTTATTCAGTATTGGAAGCGTATCACGGTTTGATACATATGCGTTCTCTTCCAAGTTTGTCATGTAATAGTCTACTAGGTCGTTAGTAATATCCATAAATTGATCTAATTCGTGACCATCTCGAATGTTGCCAACTGCAAGCATATCATCTGAAAAGATTTCTTTAGCCCATGTTGGCAACTCACGAGGTTTATTCCATTCGAGACCCTTTACCATGACTTTCATATAGTCGCTGTATGGATGGTCATAGCCATGTAGAGGCGAAAAATCCATGAATGAACCTGTGATTTTATTAGGCCCAGCAACGATATCAAATCCTAAGATTGGAAGTTCAACCCCAACCTTAGGAAATACGTTGATGTGCATCAACCACAATGATTTTACGTCTGCTGGTTGGATAGTCTTTAAGTGACATTTACCAATAGTTTCAGATTCCCAAAACGTATCAGTCCAACCCTCAAACTGCCAATCATCCCTATATTTGGGATTGTCGTACCTAGTAAAATGATTATCAAATTGTGCAGCTAAGCTTTCCGCGTAATCATTCAACCTATCCCAAAGTGGAGTGCTCATTTATTCTTCTTCCTCAATCTACGAAGTTTGTTGTGTTCGTTTGTCGTTCGCGTCTCTCGAACTGCCTTGAGGTCTGTTCGCCTTTGCCTTGCCTCATTACTCTTGTGTAATCGCAACGCCTTTACTTTTGGCTTAAGGTTAATTTCTTCTAATGCTTCTTCTTGCATTGTGGGACCTCCTTATATACAGTTTATAGTTTTCATTGTATAACAAAAAGAGAGAATTGTCAATGTTTACTTGGACAACTCATCAAATAATTCAGACGCAAAGTCAAAGCATCGCTTAGCTTCATCTGCCATACCGTCGTGCAATAATTCTCTAAATTCCGCAATCAACACCTTGGTGTCGCCTTCGAATTCATACATAACACCAGCGCCCGGAGTTTTTGCTTTGATGATTTGACCGCCATGCAATTCACCAAAATGACGAACGTACATGTGAGCTAGTAGCCCATCATTATCGTCTGCATCAGACAATCCTTGCATGTGTGATATACATCTGCCCACTGATTCAGGATAATGGTCGATGTCGTCAAACCCATAAATTTCACCCAGTTCCTCAATGTCTTTTAGGATACGTGGGGCGCGATAGATTGCATTTAGATTTGGTGGGATGATTGCAAGTTTTTCCAGCATCTCATATACGATATACTGACAATTAAGAAATTTGTAATATGTGAAAGGATCAATGCCACCACTAATTAGTTGCTTTGCAAACTTTCTGCGTTCAGCGGCCTGATGGTGCGCCCAAGTAAGTTTTTTCAATTCCATAGTCATTATATAGCCCTCACTAATGTTATTACCTCATAGTTATTTATAACGAAATAAAAAAGGGAGAACCCGAAAGCTCTCCCTTAGATCGAACGGCGTATAGCCAGTCCCGTTTATTTAGAATGCAAAAGCCAGTGTAAGTTTTGGGCTTACTACTTCAGTATTCATGTCGTAGTTCACAGCGCCTTCTAGGCTAAAATCTGTGCCGATTGTGTAGGATGCACCAACATTTTGTGTTAGATCATCTTTGTCACCATTCAGGTAAGCAGTCATACCCATTACAGTTGCATCTACCTCAAACGAAGTTGTTTTGCTTAGAGAACCGTAGGATACTGCACCACCAAGACGAACACCGTCTAGCATTCCTGCCGTGTCTGCACGACCAGCAACAACCCACTCATCCGAATCTACGTTAAAGTCGGCTGCACCAGTCACATCAGCAATTAGGATATATGTGCTATAGGCGACTTGTACGTTTTCAAGATCAGTGATATCAGTTTCAACAGCATCAAAACCTAGTGCGACAGTTGCGCCCATTGCAGAGACTTGCAAGCTTGTACCCATTGCTGGCTCTTCGATTGTATCTCCGCTTTCAGTGGAAATCCAAATGTTATCTTGGTTGCCGAAAGACAACATAGTATTATTAACTGTAGTACCAACGTTCCATTCGTCGAGTGCCAAATCATTGGCAGAGTCAACAACAAAGTTTAGACTGCCAAAAGCATTTCCAGCGTCAGCAGCAACGTCAAGATCAAAAGATGTAGTTGCTCCGTATTTGTTGGTTGTGCCAGTTTCGGAAATCACAGTTTCGACTTTACCCCCAATTGCCAAGTAAGGCAAGAGTGTTTGTTCAGCTTGTGCAGTTCCTGTTAGTGCTACCAATACGGCTGCAATTGTCACTAGTTTATTCATTACATCTTTTCCTTTAATTATTAAAATTGTGTGCCACTTTTCTGTTGCTAGGTAAGTGGCCAACCCCCTGTGTTTACGCTGCTAGAGCGAAACCAGATGGTGCATAGTTATTGTTTGCACTTGTAGTTTTTGACCAATTACGCAGTCACCCGATAAACTCCACTTTCACTTTCACACCTGTCGATCCTATTTCCACCCCATCATAAGTTCTTAGATTATTTCTCAGAATAAAAAGTAACACCCAACGGTGTAAATGCCCAACGGCCTAAGAACTTATGGTGGAGTGGTTGGGTACTGCCCCCAAGTCCAGAATGTGTCCACGTTGCTTCAACGTTTACAAGTTATATATAACACAAAAAGGCCAGATGTCAATCATCCAGCCTAATTGATTATTTTTGTGTGATATATTTGTCAGACTATCACGTTTCTTAATAGCCGTTTGGAACTAGAACATAGTGGATCATTAAAACGATGCCCAATGATGCTGCTAGACCAACCATCATTTTCAAGAAGTCTTTACCAATCAATGGGAACACTGTCTTGAACTTTGCCTTGCCTGTGTAACTAGCCATCGCCAATTCACGACCACATAGCAAACCTACGAATACCCAAGTTGTACTCATTGGAATGTCATTCAACTCTTTAAAGAAGAATAGTATTGCCCAGTACACAAGGTCAATGATCGTGGCTGATCGAACGTAGCGAGTATTGTGTTTCTCTACCACGATTTGTTGAATTTTACCCCCACCTTCGCGAAACATAAAACCAAGGCCAATTACGAACACTGCCGTAATCATAAGCATTAGTGGCACATCTAGCTCTCTTGGAAGAAACACGGCAATATTAGCCATGTCATGCGATAACCAAGTGAACCACAGGAAGCCCGTAGTGACCCACTGAGCAACGCGCCAGTAAGTCTTATGCTTTTCTTTAACAGGCTTCGCTTCGTCCAGCAGACGGCTTACCACGAGCCAGATGACGTATGCTGCTACCGCTGCCACTGCGTAACCCATCATAGACTTCATCAACATCTTTTCAAGCACGAATGTACTTGCGAAAGCTGATAGAACTAGGAATGAGGTCGATACAGGGACGCCAAAGCGTGTGAGACCCAACAAGACTGCTGGGGCCAATGCATGATACCATTTTACTTCTTGAAACGGAATTTTATTCAAACGGCCATAACTAATGTCACCGCCATTCATGTACCATCCATACCATAGGGTGTAGATTAGGACAGCAGATGCAGCGAACCACATTGTTTTCCAATTAAACTTTTCGTTGTTTGATGCGATCCATGTACCTAGTGTTTGTACTGAATCGTTTGCTATTACAGCATAGGCGGCGAATACAAATCCTACCACCATCCATAGCGTTAGTGCGTCCATTTTTTTCTCCTTTTGCTTGACGGCTTTACCCCGTCGCTCACATTGGAAGGAACCAGAATAGTCCCTTCGAACCTTTATTTAGTCCCACAAATTTTCAAAATATTTTCCAAACAGTTTAAATCCGTTTGTCATACGTTTTTGATGTGCTTCTTTGGCTGTACGGTCTTCCCATGCAAGCTTCACCCCAAATTGTTCTTCAGGGGCTTCATCATACTGGTAGTAATCGCTTTCCCAATCATCACGGCACTTTTGTTCAAATGCCCAGATCATTTCGTCTAGAACCCAATCCCAACGAAGAAAGTGATTAGCGTCTGTGTCCCACTCATTTTCTTTTGGAGGAGCAGATGTTGATTTGAGTTCTTTAGGCACATCAACATCGTCTACAATAGGAGCGCCGTGTTTAGTAGCATTTAACTGTACTAGCATAGGCAGGATGACAGGAGCAAGTGTATGATCCATACTCCAAGTATCCCAACGATCAATGTGTACTTTAACTTTCTGTGTGCGCCTATCATACCACAACCAGTTAAATACGTTGTAAACCTTTTGCACACCTTCATCAATGGTTTCCCATACATAGTCTTCGTATTCTTGTGGCTCAGGCCAATTTACATAATCCTTACCATATTTCTTATTCATATGGTTGCTGTGAATATTGCATATCAACCTGTTTGGATAATTTCCAATTTTTACTTTCATTTGTTCTTCTCCAGAGATTCCATCGTATAGAACTTGTCTAATGTGCCTTCATGGATTTTGTGGTTGTTTTTTGAACCAATCTTCTGCGTGTTCCAGTGTCTATTTCCAGACGCTCTGTTTACCAATACGATGACTGAGGTGGATAATTTTGACTTTAGCCTCATTCCCTTTCGATAACTTTTAATCATTTGTTCTTCTCCAGAGATTCCATCATAAGTTCTAAGCTGTGTTTAGCTTGTTCAATACGACTACGTAACCTCTCCTCATTCTCAGCCACGTTTTTCTCCCAATCCGCAACTGCCCTCTCTCTTTTACTGAATTCATTCAGCTTGGCGTAATAGGCGTTCTCTGAGGTCTTATAAATCTTGCGTATCTTTTCAATAGTCTCGCAAGCCTCCTTCAGCATCTTAGCTTCTTTGACCTTGCCCCTTTCTACAAGCCATGTGCCATCTTCCGCTACATAGTGCTGACGGATACGGGCCTCAATTAGTTTGTCACTCATTTAATAATCCAATCCATGTTCATCCAGTCTGTATCTTCTGGCATCATCTCAACTTTGTTGCCATGCAGTTCCTGAAGCTGATCCCAGATATGGGCATTGTTCATTCTCAGCGTGTAAGAACCTTTGCAACAACGATATCGAGACCCACTAGAACCATAGAAGTAGTAGTAGAATGCTTCGTCCTCTTCTACCTTTGTAATGCCACTGTTCATACGCCAACTGTCGCCATCTAAGTAACCGCCAGATGTTCCAACAAGAAGGCGATAGTGAGGATCATCGCCTTTCATCTTGATAACGACCCAGTTGTCGCAGGTATATTCAAACATTTGCATCCCTAATACCAAGCTGCGTTCTTGTGCTGTTAGTTTCTTACCATTTAAGTACCAACACTTATCCCCATTAGCATCCTCAACCGCTGGACCATCCTCACGATGGAGTTTACCATTTAAGTACCACCTCTTATCTCCATCAGCATACTCAATAGCTGGACCATCCTCACGATGGAACTTACCGTTTAAGTACCAACACTTAGTGCCATCAGTGTCTACTTCTACTTTATATTCACTCATAGTCTTTCACCCCATATCTCTCAATGTCCATCAACATCGCTTCTAACATCCACTTGATGTCTTCTTTGTCCTCACTCTGGATGCTTAAGGGTTCTACAGTGTAGCTAGACCTGTAGTTCTTATGCACTCCATACCAGACGTTGCCATTAGGCTTCTTGTGCCGCATCAGTTGATAGTGCCAACTCATTCTGTTTCTGCTTCCCATTTAATCTTGATAACGACCCAGTTGTCGCAAGTATATTCAAACATAATCTAATCCTAAGTGACTAAGTATGCAACAATCGCAACTGTTACTATGAGGGTCATGATGGTTGACACCATATTGATAATAAATTGCTTCATTTTTCTTCTGTGACCAAAAAGTATCGGGAAAATGTTTTTTTGTCTTTCGTTTCCGATACCGCTTCAATCCTGTATCCATCATCCTTCAAAAAGCCAACGTAAGCCGCTAACCTAGTAATTCCGTACTCACTAATTGCTTCCCATGAAGTCATGCCATTTGTTGCATTTTCTAGGTGGTTTAGAACTTGTAGTTTTTGTGAAAGTTTTGGTTGTACCATTTCTTTATCTCCATTATGGTTAATTTCCCTTCCATAATATGCCAAGTGGCATTCGTTGTCAACATTTATTTTATTATAACATATACTGCCTTATCCATTCTTTCAGTTCGTGGACGGTTTCTGCGTCTTCGAATGACTGGTCTTTATCCTCCGCTTCGGTTGTCTCACGGTCATATGCTTCAGTAGCTTTCCGTTCAGACTCGACTGCTCCGCAGGTTGGGCAGATGCTGCTCGACATCGGGTTGGTGTGCTGTTCGCCACATTCACGGCACGGCTTGTGAGTTCTGTTGGTCATAGGTAATCTTCTTTCTGAGATGGCTACATTGTTTTTTGTAACTTCTGTAGTACGCTGATGATTGCTCAATGTCAACATTTATTTTTATCTTGACATTGTTCTGTGGTCGTGTATAATAGGCTTATGCCTTATGATATATAAATAGATTCAAACATAGTATTATTAAGGATAATAAATTATGACAACTCAAACCGTAGTTATCACACCATCAACAGAAATGTCTTCTTCTGCTAGTATTGATTATATCGCAAGTCTACTTCCAACAGCAGTTATAAATCATCTTGCAACAACTGCTGGCGTGACAAGAACAGTATCAACTTCATCCAATGGTAACACACATACAATTGTTACAACTTGGTCAGATGACACCGATAAAGAAACGTTTAAAACATTGATGGCTGATGTGTCTTCTGGGGTCATATCTACTCTAGAAAGTGAAGGATGGGCTATCTCATTTACACCATTAACTGCTGATCTATAACACACTCCCAATATAGGGTATATTATGAGAAAAAATGACTTTGAAATTGTTAACCCCAATTTTCTATATCAAATGGACGAACACATTACCTTTTGTTTTGAAAATGAACCAAGGGGGTTCTTTTGGCATCCAATATATAAACACTGGATAATCTTCTCAATGGACAAGCTTAAAGAAGCTTCCAAAATGAATGAAGAATTTAGTTTAGCAAAAACATCACCAGCGCCTTTTGACCCAACACCATTAGGTGGTATATGGAGAGCAGGATATGCTCTTACACTTAGGGAAGGCCCACACCACCATATTGCAAAGAAAGAAAGTTTGAATTGGGCTAAAAGACGTTCTAGCTTTATGATCGACACTTTAAAGTCGAACGTAGACAAATGGCTTGGTACTATACAAAAAGGCAAACCGTTTATGTCATATGATGTTATTGGTAGAATTGTTACTGATACACAGATTCAAACCATCGAATTTCCTTGGGGTAAATTAGACGTAACCGAAGATTTTGTAAAAGATGGGTTTCACGAATGGATGCGCCCCGGTGGTGTGTTCTCTAATTTCAACCCAGACTTTGACTATGATAAGCCAGTTGCTGAGACCACAGAGTTTTACGGCATGTTTGCGCGTATTGTTGATGATGCCATTAAACATTATCACACAGAAGGTGTTGATGAAGATACGATGATTAACATGACAAAGAACCTAAGTGACAAGCAATGGGAATACAATGACAACCCCCACAGAATGGCATACATGTTCATTCAATCATTATGGACTGTCGTAATACCAACATTTGCTTTGAGTATGTACCAAAACCTTGTAATGAATCTTGCTATGTATCCAGATATAACAAAAAGAATAAAGGCAGATAGAACCCTCGTTTCAAAGTTTGCGCGGGAGAGTATGAGACTTGCCCCACTTAAAGGTGGTGTTCGTGACATTACGGAAGACTTGGATTACCATGGGTATAAGTTCGACAAGAATGGTCGTATCCTTCTGTATACATACGGTGCTAATCGTGACCCAAAATACTTCAAGAACCCATTAGAGTTTAGTTTGGAAAGAGATGACGAACCGCTTCCAGTAACTCTTGCTTACGGGCCGCATCATTGCACTGGCGACTTCCTTGTCAAGCATTTTCTTGAGATGATTACTAATAGTTTGCTTGATAGGTTCGACAACTTTGAGATTACAAAACAACCAGAATTGTTGCCAGCTATGTTTGGATCAACTACGGTGTATAAAGATTTGGGACTTGTTTTCTCATGATAGAAAATAAAGTTCTTTATGAGGTTTCTCCTGAGCTTTCTGCATTCATAGAAGAGTGCGGGAAGCTTGGGTATAAAAACAATAGTTCTTTAGATGCTATGAATTTCCAAAAAACTTTAGATGAAGGTGGTGCGTGGTTTGCAACTTATGTAGACGATAAAATTGTAGGCCTAAGTGGTGTACATAAATTTAGAGATGGTTACCGTGCATTATATAGAGGTTGTCAACTATACTCACGATCTGGTGGGTTAAGTAAAAACCATATGAACTGTTGGATGTTTTATTATCACTTGCCAATGGCAATTTATTGTACAAATGGTCCTATATACATTACTACTAATACGAGCAATGACGCAAGTGGTAAAATGTTGCGATTGGATAAATTATACCATATTTTAGCTAAAAAAACAATAGTAAAACATGTTAGCACAGAAGAATTGTTTGGGGTCGAACAAAATATTTGGCTGTTACACGAAGAAAATTATATAAAGGCAAGAGGTGGTTAGAATGATGAAGATTGCTGTATTAGGTGCTGGTAGTGCTGGTGTGCTAACCGCAGGTTGCATCCTCAAAGACTTTAGAAATAGAGGCATTGATCTTGAGCTTACTCATGTTTATGATTCAAGCAAACCAATTCTTGGTGTGGGGGAAAGCACGACATCAGAAGTAACCTTTGCTATCGGCCAAGCATTTAACTTCATTTTTGCAACTGAAGCTGCTGAGCTAAAGAGTACCACAAAATACGGTACGCACTATATCGATTGGAGAGAGAAAGACATCATCTTCCCATTTCAGTCAGGGTATCATGCTATCCACTTTGATGCAAAAGACTTTGTGAAAATGGGGTTTGAAAGACTGAATAAGATATACGAAAACTATACAACACTTGATGGTAATGTAGAATCTCTACTTCAGCATAAAGAAGATTACACCAACGAACATGTTGCCCAACTGTTTATAGATGGAAAATATTATGAATTTGATTATGTGATTGACTGTCGTGGCAGGCCTGTTGATTTTACTGATTATGAAGAATGTAATTTAGTTCTTAATTCTGCTTTGGTATACGATGATCCTAAACCATCTGACTTTGGATTTACTCGCCATGTTGCCCACAAATATGGTTGGATGTTTGTGATCCCACTACAACACAGAACATCACATGGATTTCTTTATAATAATGAATTTTGTACACGCAAAGAAGCAGAAGAAGAGCTTATTCGTATCACAGATGCAACAGACGATGACAGAGGTGGGTTTAGAACGTTTGATTTGAAACCATACTATTGTAGAAAAACTGTAGATGGTCGAGTGATTAAGAATGGCAATCGCGCTGTGTTCTTTGAACCTATGAGTGCTAATTCTCTGTATATGGCAATCAAAAACATACAAATCTTTTCGGAATATATTAGAGGCGAAACCTCACAAGAAAGAGCGAATGAGTTGTGCATACTTAATTATCGTGCCGTCGAAGACTTGATTAACTTAATATATCACGGTGGGTCTATCTACGAAAACAAGTTTTGGGATTGGGCAAAACAAACATCTTCTGCGCGTTTAGAGGCAACTGATGTTTTGAAAAGATACGTCGCAGGCCAAGACGATGAGATGTTCAAGACCATTACTGAAAGGTTTATGGGGCATCACGTACTTCGATATGTTGACAAAGAATTTGGGTTTGGGTATTTTCATGATTAGGCAGTTTTATGATGATTATGACAACAAATATTTCACTGATGTTATGGAGAATGGCAAGGTAATCCACACGTCAGGGTCAAGTGGCAAACCAAAGGCAATCAAGCAAACCCCAGAGAAAATATCAACAGACGCTATCATAGCTTGTATTGTCCAGCGGATCAATCAGTCTAGTATAATATACACTTGTCTAAGCCCAGAACGTGCGGGTGGGTTGTTTGCCCAAACTATCCCTGCACTAATGGTAGGTGCAACTGTTGATCTAGTGAAGTTCAACCCATACACTTATGTGCGAAATGTATCTAAATACACACATAGCCACTTGACACCAAAACAAGCCAAAGCCGTAATGAACACGAAAGGGTTTGATACTCTTGATCTAAATGGGCATGTCTTCTTAATTGGGTCTGAACCAGTTACTTACGATATCATAGAAACTTTTATTGAAAGAGGGGCGGAAGTCATACTGATATGGGGTATGAGTGAAATCGGTCCTAACACTATTATGCATAGACTTGTAAATATGGCTGAGGTAGCGAAAGTCAAAGCAATAACACCTTCTGGATCAGTTTTGCTTGGGAACATTATCAACTGCGATGTAAAAATTATGGATAATAATTGCTTGTGGGTTAAAGGTGAGACGTGTGTTTACGACGATTGGTTCAATACAAAAGATCAGGTAAAGATGGTGGACGGAATATTATTTTACACAGGTAGAGATGGCACTCCTGTAGATTTTAACAAACCTCGTAAAGGGTAAATATGACATACGATATTATAATTATGACCGAAGGCAGCGATCCCGTTTTTAATGTAGCAAGGGCTGTGGGTGGTTATAAAATTGCGTCGTTTTTACGAAACCAAGGTTATTCTGTTTTTGTATTAAATAACTTTACCCATTTTATGCAGAAGGGTAACATAAAGGAAATTCTTGATAAACTCATCGGTGACAACACACTATGGGTTGGGTTTAGCTCTTCTCTATTCATGAGAAAAAGTAAGGATGTTTATAATAAACGCCATACTCGTGATAGTGCAAGACAAAACATTCTTTGGCGCTGGCCTATCAGCGATGAAGAAGTCAAGGATATGACTGATTATATTAGGAACAAAGGTGTAAAAACTGTTTATGGGGGTATGATGACCTACTATCGCGCATCTGAAGTGCGTGAAAGTATAGATTACTTTGTTGTTGGTATGGGAGAACACCCTGCACTTCACATCACAGAACACTTAAAAAATAACACACCTTTAAATTATAATAAAGAATATGGTGACTACCCATACGTTATCGATTACGATCAGAAAGGTGCGTTGTTTGACTTTAGGAATGAACGCGTAAACTACGTGCCAGAAGACTTCTGGAATGCTGAGGATGGCATGGGCATTGAGTTTGGTCGGGGCTGTATCTTTAAATGCAAATTCTGTGCCTACCCTCTTATTGGCAAGAAGAAAGGTGACAACACGTTTCTTAGAGATAAAGAATGCATCAAGGCTGAACTACAACAGAACTATGATCTATACGGCACAACAAAATACGTTATCATTGATGACACCTTCAATGAACAGACTGTAAAACTTAGGGCTATCGCAGAAGCTATTGAGGAACTTGCTTTACCAGAGAAATTACAGTTTTCTTCTTTCATACGCATTGACCTTGTTGCTGCATTTCCAGAACAACTAGATTTGCTCAAAAGAATTAACGTGTGTGCTTGGTTCTTGGGGGTCGAGTCTTTGAATTATGATTCTGCTAGGTCCATTGGCAAAGGTTGCCCCAAAGAAAAAGTTTTCGATACAATAGAAAAGGCTAAGGAATACTTTGGTGGTTCTTTAAGCATATATGGTAGTTTCATAGCTGGATTGCCTCACGACAACAGAGAAACAATGGATGTATGGACTAAAGAACTTTTCGAACGGAAAGACTTGTTTGATGCATATTCGTTTAGTCCTTTAGAACTTGGCACGGCCTCTGAGCTTTCAAAGCGAAAAGAATACTTTGGATATACTATCGATGTACAGTCCAATATGGAAAACAAATGGTCTAACCAATACTGGACAAGTGATGAAGTGGTTGAGTACGTGAAAGACTTACAAGAAGGTTATTTTGATGATATTAAAGTATCCACATTCTTCTTGATATTTTACCAGTGTCTTGGGTTTGAGTTTGAAGAGCTAAGAAAGATGACGTTCACTGAGTTGTTTACTAACCCGAAGATAAAAAGAAGAGCGCGTCAATATTTACACAAGAGTTACTACTCTAAGGTTGAAAAATTTCTTGGGGTTTTAAAAAGCGAACCCAACGTGAAGTACATGACTAATTTAGCAGTCAAGAAAGAATTGAAAGATGCTTTGATAGCAGAGTTTCATGAGAATGAGCATCGATCTAAAGCATTCACTGCTTCTAGTGAAACGGAAACAAAAACACTTGAGATGTTGCAAGTTGTACGAAGAGACGATATGGAAGACTGTGATATTGCTAATGAATTGGCATGGCAAGTTGCATCAGTTATTGGGTGTGAAGTATTCCCCCGATACTACAAGCAAGAAGCAGGTAGCCATCTAGCCGCCCATCGTGACCATGGCACAGCAACTGCTATAAATATAATCTTGAACGGTTCTGGGCCAATTACGTGGGATGAAGATATCGACGTATACTATGAATGTGCTCTATTAAACGTTCAGGAAATGCACAGCGTGTATTCGGATGATGATAGGATATTCCTTAAATTAGCAATATTCGATAAGAGTTACGATGAAGTATTAAAAGCGATTGAAGGCAAAGAAGGAAAGGTTTTTGACATTGACTTATTATGATACAGTAGACTTACCTCAGACCGAAGGTCTATTAGAAGAAATAGACAAATTAAATTTAGAGTGGTTCCAACCTTCCAATCCAAATAGCGCTCAACAGATATGTCTAAATGCCGCACCGGGGTATACAGATGATTATAGCTTTGGTGCTGGATACTTCGCAGATAAAGGCAATTCAGACTTCTTCATTAGGCTCACACCACAAGGAGATGAGCGTATACCAATGTCGCCCAAGTCTGTGTATGATTGGGAATTGTGTGATGTGTTTAGAGGAACCTCACTTGGTTACATGTATATGGCAATAGAGACAAAATACAATGTTGGTAGAGTAAGGCTTTTGAAATCAAAACCATACACTTGTATGAACTGGCACATAGACCCGATCCCAAGATTGCACTATCCAATACAAACAGACGAAGCTTGTTTAATGATTATTGACAAAGAATTGCATCATTTGCCATTAAATACATGGACATTTGCGCATACAGATAAAGGAAACCACACTGCTTTGAACGCAAGCCAAATAGACCGCATACATTTAGTGGCTGATATATTACCATGACAGAATTATTTGTTGTTCAATATGTGCTTGTAACTATACTTGCGATTATTGTAACTGAAAATTTTGTACCGACAACGCAACCTTGGAATTGGAAAACGGCGCATAAAATAGAAAGATATATGGCTTGTTGTATTCCAATTTACAGAGAAGTGATTATGATAATCATATTATGGAACAAGAAATGAAATTTAGAAAAACAAATACATATTCTTTATTTGAACAGTGTGTACCTGATTACAGTTGGCAAAGTGTATTAGACTTTGGTGGTAATAGGGGGAACTTGTTAGATGGTGATATTAATGCTAAAAAGTATACGTGCCTTGATATTAGTAAAGAAGGATTAGACGCTCTGCCTGATGGTGTTAAGCGTATTCATTGGAACAGACACCACTCTTACTACAACTCTAATGGCAATCTGCACGAACCGTTTCCAAAAATACCGTGGCACGATATAGTATTTGCGAATAGTGTGTTTACACATCATACATTAGATGAGGCTCTTTATTGCATACACCACCTATCAAAATACACAAATAGGATTGTATTCACTTACATAGACCCAACTAATGATACTTTCTTGGAGAAGTTTCGAGAAAAGTATTACGATCTGAGATTTGAAGGTGGAAATGTTTCATATACACAAGATGAGAAGGGTATTCTTTGGAGTGCGTTTGATACTGAACATTTAAAAAGCTACTTAGATTTTCATCACATAAATACAGGAACCACAGATTGGTTTAACTACATGGACATTGAAGTACGTCCACCTACAGCTTTTGGGGCTTTTGGATATTGAACTTAATAATTCCAAGTAAAGTAATACTTATGCTTAGTGGAGGTTTAGACTCGGCAATACTTTTATATTGTATTTGCAAGTATTATCCTAAAACTACAGTAATAACTGCGACAGGACGAAACATTTATTCGCCTTTTGACGCAGAAAAAGCAAAAGATATTTTAATTTTTTTGCATAATACTTTTCCAAATAATAATATAATTAAGAGTTACGAATATGATCTTGATATAAAAAATAAAGTATGGTTGGAAAAGGCTAGGGATTTTAAAAACACTCGATTTGATACTGTTGAGAGTTTTTCTCAACATCTCCAGCAAGTTGATAAATTAGGTAGTATTAAATATGAAACGAATGTATACGATTTTATTAATGGAACAACCGCCAATCCTCCAATCAATATTCATGGACACCAAACAGCAAGATCAGGAAATGACTTGCCAGAAATACTCAACACTGGTAAAGATACAAAAATGTATATGCCTTGGGCTAATAAAGATAAAAAATACATAGCAAAAATCTATGAAGATGAAAATTTATTAGATAGTCTTTTTAAATTAACACGATCTTGTGTAGATGCGAATCTGTTACAATGTAATGAATGTTTTTGGTGTTTAGAACGGGCGTGGGGATTTTTGGATAAATAAACGAGTAACATCATATCAGGAGAACAATATGAAATTTGGCAACTTAGGCCGATATGGCTATTTAATTAATACTGAACACCTCGAAGAAGTTCGTTCTGGATATTTCCAACACATGTGGTTTGCTATAAAACTAAGTACCTTTGGCTTAGTCAATGCAATTACTGGATACACTCATGCGTTTATTCCGTTTTTGTTTCCCAACACTCCACACAGAATTACCTTAAGACAGGTTGAGTTAGCAGAAGAACTCATTGCTGAACTCAGGGGTGTAATCGAACGAGAAGATGCTGAAAAGGTTTCAAAAAAGTAAACCAAAGTTTTTAGAAATCATGTGAACCATTACGGTATTGTGTTCTGCAATTGCGGCTATTAGTTCGTACTTGCTCTTCTTGTGCATCATACTACCTTCCGTAAAGGCTTCAAGAGACTCGCTCATGTGTTTGAGATGCCATGTCTCTGATAGCCTATCGACTGGCACACCATTCATTTTGACTTTGAACGACATAATTGTTTCGTTATCATAGCCAAACGAATCTTGGATTTGTGATGGGTATATCGAGTTTTCCTTTAGGTCTGTCATAACATCCAACACATCATGTATGTCAGAAAAGTACCCAAGTTTTTCCATCACTTTTCTACTCGCCATCATAATGCCAGTGTTGAACACATAGTTATCTGGTTCCATATCTTCCTCTGCCAACATCGCATGAGTATTCCAGTATTTCGCCTCTGGTGATCTAAAGTCTTTGTCGTAATTCTTGAGGTATCTAGTGTCCCATAATTTTACGCCTGAGTCTTCAGCATTAGATGCGTCACAACACAAGCAATGCTCAGCCTTTAGGTAGTTGAAGGCGTCAGTGTCACACGTAAAGTAAACGTCATAATCTACATACATCACCAAATCATAGTGATGAGTAAGCTTGTCTAGTAGGTGTACCTTGTATAGGTTAACCACATCATATTCTGATAGTTGTGGGAACTTGGCAAAAAACTTTTCATATTCTGCGTCTCTCGTAAAATGCAGATAATTTGCACCAATAGATTTAGCGTAATCAGCGTGGTTTTGATACAGCCTGTCACTGTAATTAGCCAACCGTTCTTGGGTTCGCTTACTCTTATTGACAGGATCGTCTTTTGGGCCACGAGGGTTGTCTAGTCTTTCATCTGGTATCTCAATATATATTGAGAAAATTGCTTTCGTTTTATCGTTGAAGAAAACGTTAAACTTCTTGCCGATAATATGAGCTATCTCAATATTATCCCAATCCAATGGGGTTGGCTTCTCGCTGATGATACTATGCCATCTTTGGTCCATCACAACGTATGGGATGCTTTCAGTCTCAAGTATATAAGAAAAGATAGACTCGTTGTTTGGATAGTAATACATTCTTAGGAATTTGAACTGGTCGTTGTCTATACCGTGTACGCGCAATGAATTGATCTTATCAATGATGTTCGGCAGTCTCTCAATAAACTTTATTTGTTTAATATGCTCTGCTTTAGCCACCATGATACCAGTGTTCATGACATGACAATCTTTGCCACCCAGCAAATCTTTGGTGATGTGATACTTCAATGTGGGGCTACGATTGCCAATACTTTCAAACATAACACCTTCTATGTCGGTACTGGTAACCTTATCGGTTTGTGTTTGGATGTGGATGCCTTGCTCTAAATCTAGTTCATCAAACACATTCTTTTCAGTGTTGAATACCACATCCATATCAACATACATAACTTCATCATAATCTTCTGCCAACTCTGCCATGAGGTGGTGCTTATATAAATTAACTTTTGTGAATTCTAATCCAGCATCAACATCAAAATTGCCCATAGTATTATAAAACAAAATAAACTTTACACCAATTAAACTATTGGCGTATTCTTCTTTGTTGGCAAGCAACCTATCAAAATATTCATTGACCTGTTCAGTGGCGTAATGGTTCATACTCCATTTGTCATTTTCTTTTTCAATGTCATCGTATGTTGTAAAAATTACTCGCTTCATAGACCAATCACCATATATCTGTCACATTCCTCATTGACTTTCTTTTCACCTTTCCACAAAACCACAGCCAAGTCCAACGACTCAACAAACTCATCTAAGCTATTGTGTGTATTGATATGGCTCTGAATAGAGTGGTAATTATTACTTTGAAAACAAATCATAGTCTCGCGAGTCTTCGCGCCAAGCATCAACCGTATGTCATCTGGTTCCATATGCTCACAACTTGTATTGATAATAAGTTGGTACGCATCAGCCCTTGTGAAGAAGTAGTCTAAGGCATCGTCAGTGATAGCATAATTGTTTTTATAGTCGTCATTACCAGCTTGTAGTGCGTATGAATACTGCAAACATAGTGGGTCTGTGTCAACGCTCCAAATATTGATATCATTATCTATCTTTTGGCGAAGTAACATTCCATTCATGCCGTACCATCCACCAAGGATAACTATGTCTCTTAGAGGATTGTACTCAAATTGCTCATCAGTGAGAAAAGGAACTAGGGTATCAACAAGCCACTGCTTGCTATTTAATTGCGTTTCGTTGACAGAGTTCATAATGTCGTAGCTTCTATACAAATCTACGTCTTTATTGTATTGCGATTCTCTGTAAATATCTTCACATGCGTTTAATGCATTTTTATAGATTGTTTCTAGGTAGCTCATATTTCATTCCATTATACATATCAATTGGCGCTTCCATAAAATCGTTAGCAACGCTGTTCACAAGACCATGATCGAAAGTGTTAAACTCCAACCCTTCATGGACTAAAAATCTATCTATACCTTTATACTTACGCATAAAGTAATCTTTGTTGGACATGAAGTGATCCCATATGTGGGTTTGTTCACCAGCAGTCCATGTGATTATCGAACTATTTATATGAACATCATAAGCATGTGGAGCCATGTATAGATCGTCTTTCCAATAGTCTTTAAGGATAGTCAACCCATTCCATGTTAGAAGGGAGCTTGGGTCAGACTTAATATCCATATCAAGATCGAAAAACAGGCACTTGCCTTTTACAGGGAAGTCAGCACTAAACATAGCAAGCTTGTTCCACCAAAATCTAAGTGTCGGCTTCGAAAAGCATGGGATAGTTTCAATCTCAACACCGATAGGGTCTTCGGTATAACAAAAATACTCAGCCATAGGAAAATATTCCTTAAGCTGATCTCTTAATCTATTTACATGTTCGGGGCTATACTTATCACCGTGCTTTACAAATATGATATTATCTGGCTTCATTAATATTACCTCCAAACTCGTCATAAAACTTAATTGGTGTTCCATCAACAGAATCTAAGCACCAATTTTCTATTTGGATAATTAAGTGTTCTGCAACTGTATAATTTCTATAACCAGTAACAGTTTTTAATTCATCATTTAAATATTGAATAATCAATTGAATTTCTTTTGTCGGCATATGTTTAATAGTAACGTGCGACGGATACAAAATAGTGTTGTACCAAAGGTTGCATTCGTGTTTTTCGGTAAATCGCACAAACTCTATCATCTCATCCCAGTTCATATTCATAGGATTAACCATAATAGATAATGATCGTTTGTTAATATGACAGTAATTTTTAAATATTTTAAAATATTTCATCAGCGTTTTAAAAGAACCGTTTACTCTAATCTTTTCGTAGCGCTTTTCAATTAAACTATCAATGCTAATATTTAAATGTATATTACATTTATCCAAAATACCTTGCACACGTTTATTATAAACCGTACCATTGGTGGCGATGTTTACTCTTAACTGTGGATTTATTTCCGCGACTATATCTAATAGATTTAATAAAATCTTTTGTGCAAAAGGCTCTCCGCCATTTACTCTAAGTTCAGTAAGGTGAGGAATAAACTCTCGCATTTGATCTAGGAATGTATCATCAAAAATTTGTGGCAATGGTGGAAGGTTATCTCTGTTTTTACGAATACCACTGCTAAGATTGCCATTACACATAATACATTCAAGATTACATTGATTGCTTAATTCTATTTCCATCATAGATGGCATATCGTTTACAGGAAACTTTTGATATGCTTTTGCTAAAGGCCATACATTATTATCAATATCTTTTTCACATTCTTTGCATCTATTTAGAAATTGGTTTTGTTTTAAAGCATCTCTGTATTTTTGAAAGTGTTCACCACGCCATATATCCATAAGCGATCTGTCTTTACTCCATTTGTCGCAGAGACCGGGGAGCTTCCAACAAGGAGAAACATTTCCTTGAAGTGTGATATACATATTGTTGAATGGCGCGTTGCAAGCCGTGCCTTTGCCGTATTTTTTTACCATAATAAAATTTCAGCCCAATCTTCAAATATTTCTTTAAAAGATTCTTTTCTTATTTTATCTAAAGATTTTGTTTTTTGATGAAACTCTAAGAGTCTATGATCTTCTTTAGTGTCCATGAATCTTATCACTTGTTTATATTCATCCCCTAATTTAATTTTAACTTCATTTTTAACATCGTTAGGCAAAAACTGAATATTTAAATATTTTGGTTCATGCAAAAACCCATTTGCCACAATAATGTCGTTTTGATTAGCCCAGCTATCTAAATCTTCTAAATGGTAAATATTAAAGTTGTTGATGGTTCTATATAACTGAATTTTAAATTCGGGGTAATTACTTTTCATAGATAAGATATTAGTTTTAATTTTATTCCAATCAGAGTTGCCTCTTTGATATTCTAATCTATCACCAGTGTCGTCTATGCTTAGCGCAATATCTGTTTTTTTAAAACTAAGCATTTTGTCCATTAAAGAAGGATTGTAAAACATCCCATTAGTAGTAATTTTTAAATATATGTTCTTGCAATATTCTGTACAGGAAATCAGTTCTATTAATTTTTTATTTTCAGAACTAAAAAATGGCTCACCACCAGTTAATTCTAAATATGATATATTAGGCAGAATCTTTTCAAAGAAAACTTTTTCGTTATCTGTTTCTATAATTTTATTAGTTATATGATATGGGTCGAGGTTTCCTTGCTCCTTGGCTATAGAGCTTGAAGCTTGGGGGCCGCACATTCTACATTTAAGATTGCACACATTAGATAATTTTAAATCTATTAACTGTGGAAGTGGTGTTTCTAAATCATAATCTAAATCCCATATATCACTATATTTTTGCCGAAAACTTTTTACACCAACCGCTTCTTCTTTCCAACACCAGTTGCATTCTGAAGGCTCTTCTCCATCTAAAAAAGCTTGACGCAAAGCTTTGATTTCTTTTCCATTATACAATTCGTCAAGTGTACCATCTTTCATCCAAGGCATCTTGTATTTAATTTGTCGGTCAGGTTGTTCATATCTACAGCATGGTCTGATAGACCCATTAACATCTGTAGATATTCCAATCCATGGAGCGATACATAATCTACTCATCGTTGAGCTTTTTAGAACACATTAACATGCACAATCTATGAGGCTCGTCTGTGTCCCAAGATTCTGGCAAAGTTTTAGTGTACCATTCATGATTTAAAACTTCCATAATAGAGTTATTTTCTAAATTTAATTCTTTTTGGTGTTTGTAATAAGATTGCATAACTGGGTGTGTTATATCATCAACCCCTTTTTTTAATATTGCGGGGTCGTTGTACTTATCAGTAACTTTAAACTTATATCCTTGATTGCCAAGATAACAACACGGATATACTTGCTTATCTGGGTTGATAAGTATTTTATTCATGTTCGCCCATCTACATTCTATGTTGTTTTTATTTTGCATCTGCATCCTTTGGAGTCCACAATCCCCGCTTTACATGTTTATAACCAGTTTTTTTGTACCAATTATGATCTCTAATTGGACCAGCTTTACCACCTGAGTCAGTGAATAAAGTATTATCTTTGACAGTTACTTCTTCTAAAATTGCTTCATTTCCATTTTCGTCTACAAAAACCTGTTTTCCATTTTTATGAAATCTATTAGAAGGCTGTACTAAATTTCCTGTCATTCCTAATTCATTATAGCACATATCTAGTATTTTATCAAGGTAGTCTTCATTATGTTTAAACGCAATGACATGCGCAAAAGCATTTCCCCCAGCAGCAGTAAAACATTGAATATGAGATTTTAGCTTTTCAAAATCTACTTTGCGGCGATAATTTGAATGCATTTCTTGATTAATACCTTCGACGTCAAATATAACTTGAAGTCTTTTGCTATCTAGTAATCCAACATTCCACCAAAACTCATCATCTCGCATACCGCCGTTTGTATTGATTTGAATATTTGCTGTCGAGTTATCTAATATGTATTTAAGTATTTTGTATATGTCTTTTGCCATAAATGGGTCGCCCCACGTACCGCAAATTTCAAACCTACCAATTAGATGCATATCCCCAACACTAAATGTAGTTTGAAATTCTTCGAGTGTCCATTGAACTAATGGTAGCCAGTCAACTTTATCTAATCCGTTTGGATTTGTCCTATGACACTGTGGGCATCCTGCGTTACAATAAGTTGATAGGTCAACCCACACATTTAAGCATTTGCTTTCATACAATTCTTTATATGGAACTATGCATTTCATAATTAAACAACTCTTTCGCTTCTGTATAATTCGTCGCAAGCTTTTTATAATTTAAATTATTTGGGCCTACGGGGGTTTCATACGTCGTGTTAAAATATTTCTTTAGTTTATTTATAGTCAAGTCTTCATAAAGAAATGTGTGATGAACATCTAACCTTTTGATAAAGTTGAAGTCAGTTTTCCATTTATTACAAAAATGTTTTATCTCGTAAGTTCTTATATGAAAAGAATTTAATTCTATAAAATTAACATCTGGAAAACGATGCGAAGATTTCCAATTGCAAGCATCTTGATAAGAATTACTTAAAAAGGCATCCCACGGGTTTCGGTCAATTGTAAGAATTTTGTAACCTTCAAGATACTCGAATAAATGTTCTTCGTATCCTTCAGAAATTATTTTATATGGAAAAATTTTAGTTGTAAAATGAATATCTTGCTTTTTGTAATATTGTAAAAATTGAAACCTTTCTTCAGTTGTCAATCCTTTTATCAATTCACTGTTTGTTTTATTTAAAAATATTTCGTGAAACCCAAACCTGTCGTGGTGGTTTAAAGCGTAATCATTAAGCAATGAGGAGCCAGTACGATGACTAGCTACAACCTGATATGTCATTTAGATAAGCGTGTCTATAATCGCCATAGCCTCTGTGATACGAGTTGCTTTTCGGATAGTTGATTTAACTTTCTTGTCAGCAGCTTTGACTACATCTTGTTCTAATGCCCAAAGTTTAAACTTGAACAGTTCTTCTTTGTTTTGGTTGTTGTCCCTGATGTAATCATACAAAGCATGGTCAACTTTATTTGTTTTAGTTTTAACATCTTGGTCAAGACTTAAAAGCGTTTTCTCTTTAATTAAAAGCGTTCTCTCAGTCTTCTCTTTAGTTTTGTTCAACTCAGCATTATCTTTTTCGAGTTGCGCTTTTTGGTCCATCATATGCTTCATGCCCAGCATCTCTTCAGCTAAGGCTTGCGCTTGTGCATTAACCAAACTACCAAAGACTTTAGCGTGTTCTCTCTTGTATTTGGCCGTCTCTTCAATAAGCTTCAATTCGTCGTAACCTTCAGCAACCAAATCTTTGTATTCTTGTGCTTCTGGATCAACTTGCATGATGTGCTTGAGTTTCATATCTTGATCTTCGTCTGTGTACACAATTTCAATTACTGAATAGTCTTCTGACATGTAATAAGCTGTGTTGATCTTCCCTGAAAAGTATGCCATAATATTGCTCCTTAATATAATTCTAAGCGTAAGTTATATGTGTTTAGCGCTGCTGGCGTCCCGTTTGGAAACTCCTGTGTGCGATAATCAGATGTACTTACAAATCTTTGTGTATAACCAGATGCGGATGCGCCAGAAAGGTATGTATCTGCCATGCCTGTACCCATTGTACCACCACCCCCATTGAGGGAATAACGCAATCTCGACGCAACATCACCAGAAGTGATTGCGTGGTATCTCATATGAGGCAGTAGAAGAGCATCAAATTGTGCTGCTGTATATTGTCTAATAGTACCATCTGACGGTTCGTAATACATAGGTAGCGCTGTGGATGGGTAGCTTGGTGCAGATGGTGTGTTCTTAAACAAATAGTAGTTTGTTACTGTGGTTGGTTGGTCCAGCGTCTCAGCTATGCCAGCCGACGTGTAGGCCGCTGCATTTGCTCTTGTGTCAATAAAAACTGGCGTAGGGCTAACAAGCGTTGCACCTGCCCTAGATGTTGCAGTATGGATGAAATAAGTGCCAGCTTGCCCCGCCGCCGATCCACCCGCCGCCATCTGTGTTAATGCTCCAAGAATGAAGTTATCAAAAAACGAAGTTGGGTCCATAGCCTGCAAGTTGTTAGTAATATCCATCGTCATCAACGGATAAGTCAATTCATCAGTATTATCAGGCAACGTTACTGCCGTATTGTCAACTGTTTGTGTGATTGTAGCGTAGCCAGTTGATATGGTTGTGATGTCAGGCGTAGCGGCTGCTGTGGCAAACCCACCTTGGGCTGCTGTGGTAGATGTACTAGCACCAGCAGCTTTTCTAGTGTCAACCATGTTACCCAAAGAGCCACCCGATCCAACTACAGACAGGGTAACATTGGTGTTTGTTGAATATAGATATGCAGCACGATTATAAATCGCTGTAAAATCTTCAGGGGCTATTTCAGCCAATCCCACAGGGGAAAGGCCGTCAAGCGAAATTCCAAGTAGGGCCATTTTTTAGACCGCTATGCCACAGTGAAATTCTCTTACTTGAGTGCCAGCGGAATCGTAAATTCTCAAGACGTTGTTTTGTGCAGCAATTGCTGCATTCACTGTTGCTTGCGTTGTACCATCCATCGTTGCGATAGCTTGTAGTTCTAGTGCGTTAGTGACAACCGTAGTTGCTGCTACTTTAATGGCCATGTTCATCTCCTTTGCTAATTTGACTAGGCATTGTTTTATTTATAATAAATAAGACTACTGTTTGATTTTTTTTTTATTATGGCACATTTTATTATAATAGGAGAAAAAACATGGTTAAGAAAACAATTGACGCTGATGCAATTGCAGGTATGGATACCAATGGCGATGGCCATATTTCCAAGGCCGAAATGGAGATGGCGTTAGAATTCAAAAGAAAAGAAATGGAAGACCAAGACGCGCAAAGAGATGCAATGCGCAAAATGACTTGGTTCGCTCTAATGGGCATGTTACTATATCCATTTGCTATTGTATTAACATCATTCCTTGGGCTAGACTCAGCAGCAAACATCGTTGGCGATATCGCACCTACATATTTTGTAGCTATTTCAGCTTTGGTGGCGGCATTCTTTGGTGCAGACGCCTTGAAGAAAAGAGCAACTTAAATAAAAAATAGGGAGATGAAATTAATCAACTCCCTATTTTCAACCCCGAAAGGTTCTCTCTTGCTAGGCCACGTTGGCAATCCGAGTCTTACTCAGCGATTAGTAGGACCCATTATTGGGCCGTGGTTTCCTATTCTATCTACTATTACATCATAGCAAACGATTCTTATGTTGTCAACGGTAAACTCGACTCATTTTTAAGTTCCACTTCTCAAGTACAGGCAAGCCAAACTCATCTTCGTCTACAGCCACATAAGCGACAGTTTTCTTGACTATCCCATAACGATAATTATTCATGCCCACGGCATTGTGAGAGACCCAAATCAAATGAGGAAATTCCCATTCATCAGTCATTTCTTCTTTGTTTGCACTGTATTCAAAAAGGTGGTCAGAGTCTTTCTCGTAAAAACATCCAAGTATGGAACTGTCACCGTAAGTGAAGCCAACTGAGTCTGGTGCAAAAGCCATGGCGAACCCTTTCGAGGTTTAATGTATGTTACACTCTATTAATAGAATCAAAAAAGGGGGCTGTCAACCCCCTAATTTATTAAGCAGACATTAAAAGATCATATTGGGCAACTGGCGGAACTGTTCCAATTTCGTCAAAGCCAACAGAACCACACACCCAAACGATGCCGTTGCCATCAACAATGATGTCGCCTACTGAAAGTGAAGACTTACGACCCAACCGTTCGATTGCTGACTCAGGGCCAATGTTGCTGATCTCAAAAACATGCTCAAGATCGTTGGCAGTGATGTTTGCTACATGAGAGTAGTAGCCTTGCGCTAGGGCATCAGCGGCAATTTCAGAAGCGTTCGAACCGTCAAAGTCCATCATCAGTTTCATTTTGGCGCTGTAAGCTGGCACAGTTTCATCATTGTTAACTGCATCAATTTGGGCGTCTGTCAGTTGAATTTGGTAAATGTTGTAGATCATTTCGTTTCGCTTTCTTATCTAATTCTCTTTACTCTTACTGTATAGAGAATCATTAAAGCATAGTCAACAACAAAATGATCTTAAAACAAAAATAATTTATTCATCCTGATATGCAGGTGGATACTCCGTAACAACATCAGTAGCGTTAACTAGGCAGGTAATATTTAAAGAGAACCCGTTCGCTCCCAAGTCATGTACGTAAATATGACCTGCATCACCATCGGTGTCCACGGCATAATACACACCTTCATTAGATGCATTAATATGCACCCATTCAGCAGATACTAGAACAGTATCTGAATCTTGTTCTACGATCATTTGCTGTAGTTCTTCTAACGTAAAATTATCCATTAATCCTTACCTTCCATTAATTTAACAGCTTCTTCATACGCTTCTTTAGAAACCACGCCTTCAGCCAATAGCTTTGCTCTGTTTACCATGTGTGCTGCTTGGGTGTCTTCTTTCGAACCACCAAAGTACGGTACACAATGACCTTCTTCTGACATAATTTCTGTAATCGGTCTGCCATCTTCAGAAATGAAGTCACCTAGAATACGGCCAAATTTGCCCTTCATATCTTCGCCGTCTTTGGCAATCTGAGTTTTCAAGATGCAAGTTTCACCAAGCAGTTCCTGTAGCCTGTTTTTTGCCGCCTTGCCAAATACTTTCTCAACTTTGTCACTAGTACGAGACTCTGGTGTGTCGATACCCATGATACGAACCCGCTCATCAGCCAACACAACCCCAAACCCTAGTTCGATGTCGCAATCAACAGTATCGCCGTCTACTACTCTATTAATCTTTGCTCTGTATTCATACATGTCACAGTATCCTTTTTTATTTTCTGCGTTCAGAGTTATTTATTATAAATAGCAAGAAGGAGTTATCTATGGACTTTTTATCATTAGTCGGTGAAGTGGGCTTTCCCATCGCAGGTGCGCTTGCGGCGGGTCTTTTCGTGTTCATAACACTAAAGTTTATTCTTGCTAGTGTGACAGATTCCGTTAATTCCTTGAAGAATATTATGAAGGGTTTGGACAATAGAGTTCAGACTATGAATAATGACTTAGTGAAAATTGATGCCCTACTTAGTTATGTACTGAACGTCAAGCCTAATATCGACAGAATTGCAGCTAACGAAGGCAAGGATGATGCAAGGAGAGATTGAATATGTGGAAAGATTTAATATTAGTTAAATTTGAGAACGGGTTTCGCATTCTTAATAACAAAGACTCAGAAGATAAGTTCTTTGTGATTGATGAAGTAGAGCTTAAGGTTGGTGATGAATTTAGAATAGGGCCTAACGGATATTTTGAACATATTGGTAATGTGAATAAAACAATCGAAGAAATAGTTGATAGATCAGAACTAGTAGCTGATAGATCATATGCTTCTATACTGTATGGTGATGACAAATGATATGGATGGATTACACTATAAACCAAGCTGGCGAAAACTTTACTGTATCAGGTGACTGGAAAGGTGAAGTGATGGGCTGGCCAAAGAATGAAGACGGCACACACGCAAAAGAAAGTGTGCTTTATAGGCCGGGAGATGTTTTTCGTGTAAACGAAGATGGTTGGTTTATGAAGATTGATGGCGAAGATTGGCCGAAAGAAGAAGATGACAACAAGGACTAAAAAATGGATTTTGATCTAGCCCAAGCAATTAGTGACTATGGTTTTCCAATCATAGCAGCTTGTGGTATGGGCTATTTCATTTACTTTATATGGCAGTGGGTTACTGAGACTATCGACCCAGTTATAGGTGAGGCCATGTTCACGTTAATCAAACTGGTTGATCGTGTACGAATGCTTGATAATGACATGATAAGATTAAACACAAAACTCTCTATGGTTTTAGAATACAGAGCTAAGTTAAATCCCCAACGTGAGGATGAATTACATAGGTTGGTAGCTGAATACAAAGGGCAGAGTTCTGGGTTTAATTCAACAGGACAGGCAGATAATGAAACAGATAATTCTCATAGCAATAGCGATAGCGCTAACTAGCCCAACTAATGCAAGTGAATTGCAGTGGGGCTTCAAGAACCCATCCTTCAGTGGACAAGGGTGGTCTACTCATGTGCTTAGTGTAGAGCAGCTTGGGTTTAACAGAAGAAAAGAAATACAAGATGAAATTGATGCAGAAGCAGACCGTATAGAACGTGAGCTAGAAAACTCAACACTCAACAAGTTTATGAGAAACGTCGAGTCAAGAATATACGCCACAATTTCAAAACAATTAGTTGACTCGATGTTTGCGGATTGTACAGACTCTACTGGTGTTACTTGCTCTACAAGTGGAACAGCCGAAATAGAAGGCTCTGAAATAGCTTGGTCTAAGGATACAGTAACAGGACAAATAACGCTAACCATAACAGCAGATGATGGCTCTACCACTACTATTACCATTCCCGGACTTGGGGAGTTTAACTTCTGATGAAAATTATTTTGGCACTTGGCATGATTGTTGCATTAAGCGGTTGTGCCACACAAAGAAGCTTGGAGACTTTATCTGAGGTCAACACTTCGCCAATAAACCAGCCTAGCCCTATTGAGGACAGGCTTCTAAACGTACCACCACTTGATGGCGATATTATTCCTATTGCGCTATATGAATTTCAGGACTTCACTGGGCAAAGAAAACCGGGGGATGGGGTTGCTAATTTATCTAGTGCAGTAACTCAGGGATCAGCAGCATGGGTGATACAAGCATTGCAAGATGTTGGTGATGAAGGTTGGTTTCAGGTAATCGAACGTGTTGGTATGGACAATCTTATCAAAGAGCGTCAGTTGATTAGAAATACGCGAGAGTTATACGAAAAAGATACAGAGGGTGGCCCACAACCACTTCAGCCATTGATATTCGCAGGGCTGATACTGGAAGGTGGAATTGTTGGTTATGACAGCAACACAGCCGTAGGTGGTGCTGGTGCTAGGTTTATGGGGCTTGGTATTTCTACGGAGTATAGAATAGACACCGTAACAGTGGTCATGCGTTTAGTAAGTGTGGCTTCAGGTAAAGTGTTGATTAGTATCGCTACAGAAAAGACTGTGGCTAGTTATCGTTCTGGTGCAGATGTATTTAAATTCTTGGACTTAGGCACGAACGCGATTGAAATAGAGAATGGGTATTCTGTGAACGAACCAGTCAACTATGCAGTAAGGGCTGCTATTGAGCAAGGTGTCATAGAATTAGTTTATGAGGGTGTAGAGAAAGAACTGTGGAATTTCAAAGAGGAAGAAGAAACAAATGATTAATAAGAAACTCATATATGTGGTTTCGTCTATTTTAATTATGACATCAAGCGCTTGGGCGAACGACATCTACATAACGCAGACAGGCGACAATCTTGACTTGGACATTGTTCAGGACGGTCAAGACAACCAATTTGGTAACTCCACTACTGGTGTAACTTTAGAAGGTGATAGTATGACTTTTTCTGTCACTCAAACAGGTAACTTCAATACGATAGCTGCAACTATAAAGGGTAACAACTACACTGGTATGTGGACATTCACAGGAGATACCAACACAGTAGACCTACTATGTGACAGCACGGCAGGCTTGAATTGTGAAGACGCAACTCTCAACATCACCACAACAGGCGATGATAACAACTTTAAATTCTATGTTGGTGAAGTAGCCGATTCAGATACACTGGTTGCAAACTATACCATAACTGGCGACAATTCTGATTTTCAAACTGACATTGACGGTATCAACGCAACAGTCACGTTGGCAGCAGACAACTCAAGCAGTTTAAGTGCTGCAAGTGTTAATGGTGACGAAGGTAACTATGTTGATATTGACGTTGTTGGTAATGGTGACATCAATGGCAACTTGATTGATCTAACTATTATTGGTGGTGGTTCAGTTTACAACATAAGCCAATCAGGAATTTATGACAACTCAATTTCAGCAACATTCACAGGTGACGGACAAAATGTCGATATTACGCAGAGCGATTAATGCAATCGCATTATATCATAAAGATTGCCATGTTGATTTGTGCAATCACGATACCTACATCCACTTATGGAGATGCAGGTAAAATACAAGACTTCAATGGCAGTGGTGCTATTGAAAGAGGAAATGAAGTAATTGATGGGGGCATGGGTGTTGGCGTTGAGTCAATGGATACTGCAATCACCGAAATGGGCAGTATGCGTATCGAATTTATCGATGATACGTTAGTAGACCTCAAGGCACACACCCGTCTCCTGATAGATGATTTTGTTTATGATCCAAATGCACGTACTGGCGCATTAAGTATCAGAGCCACTATAGGCACGGTAAGATATGCCTCAGGGCAGATAGCACATAATAGCAGACGAAATGTAAACATCTCAACACCAGCAGCAACTATTGGTGTTCGTGGTACAGACTTCATAATGGTCGTTGATGAAGCTGGTGGCACTATGGTAACATTGTTGCCAAGTTGTGATGTTGGCGGTAGTTGCGTTGTTGGTGAAATATCAGTGGAGACGGATGTGGGGTTTGTTATTATGAACCAAGCATTCCAAGCTACCATGGTCAGAAGCTCATTTAGTAGGCCTCTGCCACCTAGAATACTCGACCTAAGTGAACGTGACATCACGAACCTTCTGATATTAAGAGAACGTACACCATATGATGAAGCGCCACCAATGGAAGGCGAAACAATTGGGAAAGCAGATGTACTTGATATTGATTTCTTGGATTTTGATGCACTAGATTCTGATGCGCTTGTGGATAGTATCGAAGATATTTGGAACACTGATTTAAAACCCGCAGACTACTACTTTGAAGAACTGCTGAGTGACATATTGGATCAATTGAGTTTGGCTTTAGCAGAACGCTTAAAATCAGAATTAGATAAACAGAACGTAGAATTTTTCAATGTAAGGCTGTATGGCTACGACCCAACAACACGCATTACATTGGAGATGGAAGAGCCTAACTATTATTTCAATAGAACAGATGAATCGCTAGAGCATACGGTAGATTTGTATCTAAATAATAATTACGGTTACACTATAAATTTGGAGCAACAGAACGGTGCAATATACGATTTCCGTCTTGGTGTTGGCAATAACAATATTGACATTCGCCAATACCAGTAACGCCAACGAAGTTTTGGTAGATCAGAGTGGGGGAAACTTTGTTCTTTCCATTACGCAAATTGGTGAAGACAACAGCGCTGGCGTTTACATATATGGCGATAACAATAACATTACGCAATACCAAGAAGGTAATTTTAATGGCATTGGTGGCACAGGTGTTGCCCTTGGCAGCAACAACACACTAACGTTTATACAGACAGGCCAATACAACCAATTTGAAGGTAGAATGTCTGGTGACAACAACGTGGGTGAATTCTTCCAAGGCGGTACTGGGGAGAGTGGCCACATCGGCATTACACTAGATGGCGATGGAAACAATGTCAGGGTTTATCAAGGTAAGCGACAAGACGGTGGTATGGATGCTGTAGAAGGTGGAGATCACGAAGCGTTCTGGACTGTTACTGGTAGCAACAATGTAGTAGGTAGCTATCAAACAGACAATGCTGAAAATTGTTGTGTTTCGGCTCATCATACAGCAAACATTGTCGTTGGTGACCTTAATAATGTCGTTGTTAGACAACAAAGCAATGGCGCACACATGGGGTTTGTTGAAGTACAAGGCAACAACAACAATGTTGACTTAACTCAAACAGGTAATGGAAGTAAGTTTACTGATATAGTGCTTACTGGTGATGGACACAGCACAACAAACTTCCAAGGAGGTGGGGGCGCACATAGTCTTGAGCTTAACTTATACAACGGAGGTGGTGCATACAATGTGAATACAAACCAAACCAGTAGTATTAATCAATCATACACTCTTACTGGCGCATGCACTAATCCAGCAGGTTGCGGGATAACAATTACTCAACAATAAGGAACAAAAATGGATATTATTTGGGCATTGGCCTTTTCATCACATTTAGGAATGAAAGGTGGTTTCAACGAAGTACACCCACATGTTAGAGTAGTCAACGATGATAAGATAGCAGGAGCATACTATAACAGCGAAAGTCGTTTGAGTTTGTATGCTGGATATAGATACGAACTCAACAACGTAGGCGCTGAACTTGCATTAGTAACAGGATACAACGATAAAGTAGTTCCATATATAAGAGTTACCTACGATTTTAACGATAACATTAGAGCATATGCTGCACCAGCTAAATACAGTAGTGAAGTGGGTGACGATATCGGCATAGTTATTGGATTTGAAATGATGATTAAGTAAAAGCATTATCTCAGGGGGCAATAATAATGAGATCACTATTAATAAGCAGCGTATTAGCTGCACTTCTAAGTACAACTGCAATAGCAGGTAACGTAATAATAGAAAACGAATATGTAAAAGCTGGTGTAAATGAAACATCAGGCACATTTGGTAGTGGCGGTAATACACGCCCGGGATTACAATACGACAGCACAGGAACCAGCACATTCCCAGCAGACAGCGCACAAGGAGATTACTTAACTCCCGGTTCTCCCTTTGACGGATTTACCGTAAATGTTGATGGAACTGCATACACTAACAATAACGGTGGGGCAAGTGCCATTGCTGGCAACGGGTGGACAGGAACACCTACAACAAACAGTGCAACGTGGAGTGGCGGCGTGTCAAGTGTATTTGATATTACCAACACATACAGCTTGCCAAGTGGTCAAGAATACATTGACATCACAACTGCCATTACAGCACAGACAGCCATTACTACACTGAGGTTTGGGCGCTTTATCGATCCAGACGCAATGCCAGAAACAGGCGATACAAGTGCAACAGACAACGTACTAGGCTACGGAACTATTCCAGCAGCACATGTTGTGTTCTCAGAAGCAACAGTAAGTCGTTATGCTCTAGGACTTTATTCGACAGACAGTAACGTTGGTGCTGGCATTAGTAGTAGATGGAGTACAGACCCTAATGACTACGCAACAGGTGGCGATTATGCAGTAGGCAATGGCGACCATACTATTGGACTAGGATGGGAATGGACTGGCTTAACAGCAGGCGATATTGTAACTGCAAGTTATGCTTACATCTTTGGACCAAGTGCATTTGACGCAGCTACAAGTGCTATTACTGGTGGAGCAGGTGGTGGCGTTGACATTACCACAGGCGCACTAGAAGACGTAGGTAGTGCTACAGACGCAGCAAGTGGCCCTACAGTAGTAGGTAGTGCTAGTTCAACTGTAACAACACACGCAGCAACAGAAACAGCTACAACACAAACTATTGCTCGTTCAACACTAACTTCAACGTGGGATGTATACAGTGATGCAAGTTTGGGAACGCCTGTAGTTGTAACAACTGATCCGGGCAGTTTTGTAGGCAGCATCAATCAAATAAACAATACACAAACAATGCAAAATATGTCAACTCGTGGATTAGACTTTGACAGCGTAACTATTGTGAACAGCAATGCATCTAACGGCAAAACAAGTGGCTTTGTTATAGGTAATGCAAAAGAGCTTGACAACGGTACAACTGTTGGTGCAGGCATTGGACGTTTAGCAACCAACACAACCAACGCAGACGGCAGTGCAGATGCAAGTTCAACTATCCTTAACCTAAACGGTGATAAGAAAGTACAAGGCGGAACTGTTAGTGTTGACCTAACACACGGTATGATGGATTTAACAACCACAAGAACTATTGGCGACTTTGCTAACGCAGGTACAACATCAGGAACAGATACATCAGTGGGCATACGTTTTATTGCTGATGGTGAGAAGGTTCGTCCAGTAGTTGGTTACACAAGAGGACGCACAACAGTTGGCGGTTACACAGAAACTGGTTCAATCCAAAGCGCAAGAACAGTAGCAGACACTACTGACTACTATGGCTATGCTACAATCGGCGCACAAGTTACACTAGCTTCGGGTCTTGATGTACAAGCACTACGTCACACAGACGGAGTTAATGTACTGTCACTAGATTTTGATAAAGAATGGGGTGAAAATAAATCTTTTAACTTAGGCGTAAATCGTACACTCAGTGACTTGGGCAACTCTACTAGCATTAGTGCTGGCATACAGATCAAGTTTTAATGATAACGTTATTGCCCACAGGTGTGTTTTCACATCTGTGGGTAAACCAACAAATACACAACAGTGATAAATACATCATACTGTAGAGGAAAAGATAAATGCGGAAGATATTATTTTCACCAATTTGGAGTGTAATGATACTTGGTATGTTTGCTTGGTTGTACGTATCCAACCCAGCATTTATAGAAAGTCTTCGCTTACGTTATTTCGATCAGCTAATTATAAGCCAAGAAGTTGTTCCGAATAACATATACACAGTTAATATTGATGAGACAACATTAAATGAATATGGGCAGTGGCCATTTCCGCGTGGAGACTATGGTACGATAATCGAAGACCTGTATAATCGTGGTGCTGGACTTGTGGTGTTTAATGTTTTGATGAGTGAGGAAGATAGGTCTGGTGAAGACGACTTACTTGCATTAACCTTGCAAAACTACCCTGTCATAGTGACAATGCTAGGTACTGAGGAGAATAAAAATGAGCCAATTAATCCGGGAGCCGCTATTATTAATAGCGATTATATGTATGTTATCCCAAGCGTACTTGGCATTACAGCTAACGTCGATGTCATTGAGTCTAATGCAGTTGGGTCAGGAATCATCAACACCTTCCCAGAAATAGATGGTGTTACTAGACGCGCACCGTTAGTTTTTGAGAGTGGTGGTACTTTATACCCAAACGTCACAATGGAAGTGTTGCGAATTCTTGCAGGAGACCCAAGTTTCCAAATTAAATTGTCACCCCTTGGAGTGGATAAATTAAGAATACCACAGTTTGGTATCATCCCAACTAACGAGGCTGGCGAAGTGTGGATCGATTGGTCGCAAGGATACGAGTCAGTAAGCCTTTCTAATCTACCAGATGACTTTATGGGTGCTGTTGTATTCATAGGTCCGACAGCTTCAGGTATCACCCAACCAGTAGCAACAGCAATAGGTTCTGTATTTCCGCATGAGATACAAGCCGCGATGCTAGGAACAGTATTCAACGAAAGCAATATAACAAGAGACGCTGATGCAAAGGCATGGGGCGAACTAGCTGTCTTGGTAGGCGCTGGGCTTATTATAATTGGATTATCTTATTGGACTTTCATAGGTCTTGGTGTTTTTGTAATGACAATCACTGGACTTATAGGGGGTTCTATCTATGTCTTCAATACTTCGAATATTCTTATTGATGGCGCTACCATTGCTGCTATGCTCTTGCTCGTTGGTCTTGTACAGTATGTACTCAGGTTCGTAGATGAGTTTCTTCAGAAGCAAGCCATAAAGAAACAATTTGCTGGTTATGCTTCACCAGAAGTTGTCAAGATGCTACAAGAGAACCCTGCACTTATCAAAGAGGGTGTCAAGAAAGAAGTCTCTATTGTGTTCAGTGATCTACGTGGGTTTACCCCATTAGGCGAAAGCTTTGGTGATGATGTTAAGGGATTGACACAGATCATGAATGGTTATATGGACGCTATCACAAAACCTGTTTTAGAATCAAACGGTATGATTATCAAATACATTGGTGACGCATCAATGCATATACATAATGCACCGATAGAAGATTTAAATCATCCCAAAACAGGAGTACAGACATGTCTAGATATGCTCAAAGCGGTGGAGAAATTCAATGAAGATACCATCAGACCTGCTGGCCGTCCTCCTGTTGGCATGGGGGCTGGTATTAATACTGGTTTGGGGTATATTGGTGAGATGGGATCAACCGCCCGACACTCCTACGATATCCTTGGAGACGCAGTTTCTACAGCAGCAAGACTAGAGAGTGCGTGTAAGAGTTATGGTGTCCTATTAATTGTAGGACCTTCCACTTATGCAGCAACCAAAGATGAATTCTTCTATTTAAAACTTGATGACTTGGCTGTTAAAGGCAAGACGATTGGGCTTGACATATACACAGTGTTGGATTTGAGCGCCATGGATAGGGCGCATAATTCTGCAAACGCAATGAGCCATGCCTACATGCACACGAAGTACAAAGCTAAAGGATTTAATGAAGCAATCGCTATGTGCAAAGAACTGAAAGGATGTTTTGATGGCCAAATGGATGGATATTACGATATTTGGATTGAACGTTGCAATTACATGGCAACCCAAGACCTCCCAGAAGAATGGGACGGAATTTTCAGAGCAACGTCTAAGTGATTTTGGAACAGAACTTAATGAAAAGGTTAATGATCTCAGAAGAAGAATTGTCCGAATGCAAAAACGAATTGAATACTTCGGGGTCGATAGTGATACGACACCAAGACCTATCTCTAAAGAAAGAGAAAAGGTGGAACCCAGTTTACATGACGGCGGGGGGAGTCCCAAACCCAGAGTATCGACAGAAGATGCTTCGGCCCCAACACCTGCTCTAACAAACGCAGAAATATTAAAAGCAAAATTAATGGCGAGGAAAAAATGACAAAATATATAGAAAACTGCCACAAGATGGCGCTCTTAGCACAGTACGCATACTTAGATAAAAAAGAAGCCAAACCTGCAATGCGTAAACTTGGATATACAACCCATGGGTTTATTGAGAATGATGGTGCGCAAGTGCATATAGTTACGAACAGAGATGAGGTAGTTGTCTGTTTTAGAGGCACAGAACCAAAAGAATTTACTGACATTAAAGCAGATTTAAACGCACTACCAGATCGTGCATTCAACGGTAGTGGTTTCGTTCATAATGGGTTTCAAATGGAAGTTGATAAAGTTTGGGATAAAATTACTAAATACCTAGAAGGCAATACTAAAAACAAAAATCTTTTCATCACTGGCCACTCATTAGGTGGGGCAATGGCCACAATAGCAACCAGCAGACTTAAGGGTGTAACCGCTTTATATACCTATGGGTCTCCTAGAGTAGGAACCCGTAAATTTGTTACATCTTTCAACGTCCCTCATTTTCGCCACGTTAACAACAATGATTTGGTCACTAGCGTACCACCATCTTTCTTCGGATACAAACATCACAGTGATTCCAGATACATTAATTATTACGGAAACATTAGACCCCTTACCCGTTGGCAACGTATTAAAGATCAGTGGCGTGGTCGGTGGAGAGCGTTAAAAAAGGGAATGCCATTCGACGGTGCATACGATCACGGAATACAGCACTACTGCAAATACACGGAGATTAATGATGATTGATATGATACAACAAATGGCGAGTGATCGTCTATGGATATACACAGCATTGGGTGGTTCTGTATTAGGAGCTATCTTCGTGGCATACATAAGTACGACACGCATTGGTCTTTGGGGTTATGCAAAGGTAGACAACGCAATTGATTTCCTTGTAGCGCGTTGGGGTTGGACTTGGTTGGAGCAACCAGAAGATGCTTGGCGCAAGAAGTACCCAAAGATAACAGCTAAGATCGACGAAATTGAAAAAAGACTTGACGCAGTTGAGCCAAAAAAACTAGGTGGTAAAAAGAAATGAAAGTATCAGTGACGGAAAACGCCAAGCAGTATCTAGCGAAAGCAGGCAAGCCAAACGTATCACTAGCTGTTAAAGGTGGTGGATGTTCAGGGTTTCAATATGAATGGGGTGTAACTGATAAAGAACCAACAGTTGAAAATCTATGGCTTGATCCAATGGCGGAGATGTTTATTTTAGGGTGTACTATTGACTATGTTGAAGAACTAGGTGGGTCGTACCTAAAAGTAGTCAACCCAAATGCAACAGCATCCTGTGGGTGTGGCGAAAGTTTTGGGGTTTAACTAGACACCAAAAACGACCGGGCCTTCGGTTATATAATAGGAGATGGCTGTTTTTGGTGTCTTGACAATGTTTGTTTGATTTGCTATAAAGCGTTATCAAAACAAATAAAGGAATAACAAATGCATGTTGAAGTATATTACAATCTTCATAAGAACCTGTTCTCCGTCCGTCATAAGGGCAGAGTCATAATGCACACATATGATATTCATATCATGAACCCAACCTATGTTGTTCGTCCTGCTGGACGTGCGAAGGTGATTGCAGAAGGCAAGAAGAATGTTCACGCATTCATTCGTGGTGAGATGTGCGAAGAAATATTTGGGTTGGATGGCGGAACATCTGTTACTTACAACCCATACAAGTACAATAGCTTTGTGAATAAATCTACAGAAGCGCCAATATATCAAAGCAAGGTAGCAGTGCTACACAAGCCAGATCAAGGCGCACCAACAATAACTGCTTATTAAGGAGAAAGATATGAAATGGATAATGAAAAAAATTGGAGAGCGTTCTAGCCTAGACGGCATTGTAATGCTTGCTGGTGGCGCTGCTGTCATCGTGTTTGGACCATTGACGCAAATCATAGCATATGGTGCTATCGCTTATGGTTTATATACTATTTGGCGTAAAGACTAATCAATAAAATCATCCAAGGTGTTGCCAACGTCTTTGCGTTTTGACAACATCTTGGGGTTATTGGCCCAATAGATTGTGTTTGGTGGTAGGATGCCGTGCATAAACCATGCGTTACCAAAATGAGGTGCGCCACCACCAGTAAAATCTACCCTGTGATTATACACCAGTGTAGACATGCCATAATCCATAAACATTTGTCCACGCTTTCCGCCTTGGAAAGATGCCACTGGCAAGAACAAAGCAAATGGTTTTTTCAATGAATAGCAATGCTCAATGAACTTATCTTTTAGGCTGTATGGTGGGTTTGTAATAATACCATCATAAACATCATCACTTGTACAATCAAAGAAGTTCTTTCCTTGACTGCCAACCATGTTGTATCCATGCTTATGGAACCCTTCAATTACGTTAGAAGATATGCCACTTGTAGCCTCATAATAAGTTTTACTCTTGTCAAGATATTCAAGAAGAGGTATAACTTGATCTGCTGGTGTGTAGCATTCATCACTCTCAGCATTTCGTGATGTGCGTTTAATCATTTCAAGGTTTGACAATATAAGTCCTTCATATTACTGTTAACACAGATTATAACATAGTAAGCCCAGATGTCAATAATAAACCACACTCATTTTAATGGGGTTTTCGCCATGGGCATAAGCTGCAACGGATGTACTACAATCACCCTGAAGACCCATAAGCAACGAACGTTCTAGATCAGATTGACGATGGGTTAAATCGTGGTCAGCTTGTTTGACTATGATCTTGGTGTTAATGTCAGTTTTTCTGCATTGCAAAGCGATAGTTCCTTGGCCAACTGCTGGTATAATTGGCAACCTATCGTATGTTCTTGAAATGCCAAGTGCTTGTAAACCAGCTTCTGCTAATACAATGGCGTCGTATTCACCAGCATCAAGTTTGGCTAGGCGAGTGTCGATGTTTCCTCTGATATGCTTAATCTTTACATTACGATCAGCATATAGTTCTTGGAGTTGAGAGGTGCGTCTGGGGCTACTTGTTCCCAAAACAAACCCATCAAAAACATTTCCAATGATTACGTCGTGATGTGAGTTGCGTTTTAATGTCGCCACCACTTCAAGATCAGGGTGTTCAAAGTCGCCGGGCATGTCTTTCAGGCTATGTACTGCTACGTCAATTTCGCCTGCATTCAAAGCTGTTTCTAAAGCAGAACAGAAAACTCCCTTGCCGCCAATCATATGTACTGGAACGTCAGGATTCAAATCGCCCAATGTTTTGATAATAACTATTTCGATATCACACGGCAACGCCTTTCTTGCCATCTCAGCATATGCTAGTGCTAACTCGCTACCTCTTACACCGACCCGCATTATGTCCACCTCACTGTTGGGGGAAGGCTCATTAAAATTGCATCCATATTACCCCCTGTTTTAAAGCCAAAACGCGTACCCCTGTCGTACAACAAATTAAACTCTACATATCGACCACGTTTAATTTCTAACGTGTCCCTGTCTGCTTTAGTGTATGGAGTATCACCATAGTGTTGAGTTATGTGACTAACCAAATCTTTGAAGGTTCGACCAACATCTTTAACAAAATCAAAGTCCATATCTTTTGGATCGTGGTACTCAAAGAAAATACCACCAACACCGCGTGTTTCTTTACGGTGTGGTAAATAGAAATACTCATCACACGCTTTGCTGAATTTTGGATAATATTCTGGGTTGTAATAATCACAGATGTTTGCTATGGTGTCGTGGTATGCTTCTTTATCGAATGACATGCACGGTGTGATGTCCATACCCCCGCCAAACCACTCCTTAGTGCTTGTCTGTAGGTATCGCGTGTTGAAATGCATTGCAGGTACGTGAGGGTTCTTAGGATGGAGTACAACGCTTATACCCGTGGCACTATATCGGTTGTGTTCCTCAGTGCCCGGTATTTCATGTGCAAACTCAGGACTAAATTCAGAATTGATCTTACTAAAGTTTACAGTTCCCTTTTCGAACACATCTCCATATATTGTCTTGTGGCATTGGGTCCAGCCTTCTTTAGCTGAACCCTCATGACTTATCATTTTGCAATCTAGAGTTTCTATAGTGTCACAAATTTCATCTTGGAGGGTTTTGAACCACTCACTATAATCATCAAACATTAACTAAATTTACTCCTCACTTGTTCAATAAAATGGGTTACGTGTTTGGTTGGCGTAGTTTTATGTATGCCATGGCCCAACCCACAAACCCACCCAGTGGTATCAACATCTTTGATGCTCTCAAGCCACTTGTCTAATTCGTAATAATATAGCTTTGTGTCTAGCAGCATATGATGTTCATCAAAGTTACCTTGGACGAACCCATTCGTATTTGTTTTTAAAGTCGTTACCAAGTCTTGATTAGAGTCGATGCCAATCCCACACCAATTCATTTTCTTTACTTTTGGCAGACTGCCTTTAGGCAAATCACGGCTATAGTATCCCACATTACCAATATCAGAAAGCTGTTGAAGCATGGGTAGGTATGTCTTTTCATAATAGGGTTTGCTTACGTTGCCAAGCCCACTATCAAAAATCATCACTACTTCAGCACCTGCTAGTTTCTGTGCTCTTATACTTCTGGCCATCAATGGAATGATAACCTCATTGAGATACATAGTTTTGAATTTAGTAGATACTTTATTTGTACCCAAAGCATAATTGAGTACACTCCAAGGACCACCAATAAACCCAATCAGGCTTTTACCAAATGGCAGTTTGGCGCGTGTTGCCTCTATGGCATTTTGTTGAAATGCAATATGTTCCATTGCTTTTTCAAAGTCAGAGTGATCCCGCCAATTTTCTTCATTGAGGTGAAACTCGAACTTGGGTGCTGGATCGAAGGTCAATGGAAGTCCAAGACCCTCAAGATGCCAAAGGATGTCGCTAAACAAAATAGCAACATCAAAATCAAATTCTTTAATAGGTAGCATAGCAACTTGTGCTGCTATTTGTGGAAGCTTGCACATCTGTTGAAAATTGTATGTTTCTTTCAATTCCATATAAGACGGCTGATACCTACCAGCTTGTCGCATCATCCAAATAGGAGGACACGACTGTTCTACACGGTTAATAGCGTTGGAAAATTTGGTGTTCATGAGAATACTTTTTGGTTGTTAAAAAGTTATTTATGCCCCAATCAACGTACCCAGATGAGCCAGAGCTTTTGACCGCGCTTTCATCTCTTTCATTGTCATAACAGCGATTTGGGGCATAAAGGAAACATTCTTACGATTGCTATAAACATCATACAAACCGTTTTCATTGTCGATTACGGTGTATTCAGTGCCACGCGCTTCAAACGAATAGGCGTTTTTGTTGTAGTCAGTGACGGTTGTGTTTACGATCAAGGTCATGTTTTCAACTTTCTCTATATTCTCTTTACTATTAATGTATAGAGAATCAAACAAAGTATGTCAACCTTTTTATTTGGTATCTGTTTGCAATGCTTCAAGGGCAGCGACACGCTGGATAAGATGATGAAGGGCGGCAGCTAATACTGTTGTTCCCTCCATGTGCGATATTTCCGTACAAGGTATTTCGACCATTGACCCGTCTCCCAAGGTTAGTTGGAACTCAGTAATCTTAGTCGGCTCTGCTATGCTGAATGTGCTGTTAGTGTTTAGGGTTTCTGAAGTGACGTTGCTGACGTAGCCGTTCATTAGTTAGTATCCTTATCCAAATTCTATTACTTCCATTGTGTAAGCCATCCTATGGTGGCCCTGTGAAATGCCAAAGTTTAATGCGTCTTGTTCGTTATCAAAGGGGCCGTGATAGGCTACCCTCTTGAAAGAGAACACATTCCCATCGTGGTCATAATCATCAACAAACCTATCCTTCTGGATAACGTGTAAGTAGTACATTGTATTCCAACCTTTTTATTTGGTATCAGTTGAGGAATCGAACCTCACGACTAGATGGTATGACGCCTGATAATACCTTGTTAGTCTGCAAACCTGCACCGACATATTAGCAGGATAAAGTGGCTATACACCAAAGGAGAGCCTGTTAAGGTTGTCCTTTGTCCCTAAGTCCCTTGGCAGCGATCAACCTGCCTCACCGTGTAAACATTCACGGTTCCCTTCATTATCCCTAGCACGAAGCTGTATATGGGTGAAGGTGGACTAAGCTTTAATCTTGGCAGAGAGACGGGGATTCGAACCCCGGGAACCTTGCGGTTCGGTAGTTTTCAAGACTACTAGTTTCAACCACTCACTCACCTCTCCGTTACTGAGCCGCAGGAGTTGGCTCGAATGTCGTCTAGCATTACCACGGGCGTCCCTCGTATCTAGATCAAACTTGGCGAGGGTGCAGAGAGTCGAACTCTGGCTTGCGGTTTTGGAGACCACCGTGCTACCGTAACACTTCACCGACGTTTATCTTATGGCGCTAAGCTAACCATCTCTGCTGCAAATGTTTCAAAAAGAACTTCTTCAGCAATGTTGTCTTTAACGATACAAGGCGCGAAATTGTTGTGTGTTGGGTTTGTATCGATATGGTAAGTTCCGTCTTCATTCCGATTTACGGAAACTTTTTTGTTATCAGAAGTGTAAGTCCACAAGTGCAAATCAAGACCGTTCTTGGTGCTCCAACTAGAGACCCGTCCGTAATCAGTATGGTCAAACCCTTGGGCTTTCATCAATTCGTTGATCTGTGTGCCGACATTTCTCATTGTGATTCTCATTTTCTTTGTTGTTACTCATACTGTATAGAATCAAAACATAGTAGTGTCAACAGTTAATTTAAAAAAATGGCTCCTCTTGTTGGACTCGAACCAACGACACACGGATTAACAGTCCGATGCTCTACCAACTGAGCTAAAGAGGAATATAGTTTCTGTTTTATATATGTTACGGTTGGAATCGAACCAACATAATCCCCTTTCCTGTAACGTACCGGGTTCATTAGCGCCAGCCAGACTGTGTTACTTTCCTCGCAGTCCTACATAACATATATAAAACAGAAATATGGCTAGTTAATAAGATTGTGGGTGGAGTTGAACCAAGCAAGACTAATTGCTCTTTACCCTATTAAACACTGTAGTCATGCCTTTACCTCTGGCCAGTGCTTTTCAAACCGTTACAACCTAATAAACTATCCACCGTTTCTTGCCGATGTTTCTTGCCGATGTGGTGCTGCAACGAGGATTCGAACCCCGGACATCTTCATTACAAGTGAAGCGCTCTACCAACTGAGCTATTGCAGCGTTATTTTGTTTGGTACGAGTAAAAGGACTTGAACCTTCACGCCTTGCGGCACTAGAACCTAAATCTAGCGTGTCTACCATTCCACCATACTCGCTTACTTAAAACAACATAACATCAAACGGTTGAAATGTCAATCAATAATTGATAAATTTATCAGGACTTTTGAAGTTTTTCTTGCGCATGATTGTTTTCATAACAACATCGAACTCATCGTTCTTTGCGTCATACTTAACAGCCACAGGAATATTCAAATCTTTTTGGATGTCTTTGAGAACAGCTTCAGCACCAGCAACACCCTTGAGTGACTTGCCTTGTTTTGCGTAAACTTTCTTGATGAACTCAGCCAATTCCTTGAGTGTGATGCAGGGCGTGTTGCGCTCATCGCTCATCCGATCACCAAAGTGACGCGTGAAGTTGAAGTCGATGTTATACTTCTTGAAAAGTTGATCTACAATTTTCTCGAACTGTTTGATCTGTTGCATACCAATTAAATCGCATGAAGATGCTTCTGTGATATGTTGCTTAAATGATTTCATGTGCTATCTCCCTTGAATGGCCTTAAATAGGTCACCCCTGTTATTTTTAAGATGTCCCGAAATTTCAGCAAAAACGTGTGGCTCAACAAGTGAACCTAAGTTTCGCGTAATCCCTTTAGTGGTCCGACTTACCTTTTTTGTGTGGTGTAAATTTGTCGGGACCATACCAGCCAATATTATTTTGTATGGTACATAATCTCTTGCGTCCAATGCATCAAAATCTGCTTTGATCTGTGCGCTGTTCTTTTTGGCTGTGGCTTCGCTGTATAATGCCACAGATGCCCTGCTATCTTTGTGGACAAACATCACAACGAAATGCCTTTTCAAGTCTTGTGTAAATTCATCTGAAAGTTCAGATTTGTCCATCACCTCAGTTTCTGGGATTGACAGGTTGAACTTAGTGTTCAATTCTCTGCGCTTAGAGTTGAATACAGGCCCATGTTGGCTGATTTCGTGTACGCCTTGATGGGCAACCCAAACATGAACCATCTCATGCAACAAAATCACACTAAAAGCTTCGTCACTTCTTGCATAAAGATTGGAGATTTTTAGATGCTTGATACCAACAATCTTAACAGCGCCTGTGGAACGAGTCTTCATAACTGTAATGGAAACTTCACCACCAAGCTTCTTACTCTTATACCAACCAATAGGGAAGTCAGTCGGTAGTTCACCGCCAAAGTATAGGGTGTTGTAAGCACTATATGCTTTCTTCAAATCAAACTTTGAAGCCGCCTCAGCCAAGTGAGACTTAAACGATTTCATCTACCTTTTCCTTCAAATTCTTTTAATTTTACACGAATTGCTGCAATCATTTTTTTCTGAGTGCCAGTCAAAGTTCTATTTTTTTCAAGTTCGTTCATAGTTTCGGTTGTTGCTGTATGGTATTTTTTCGCCCAAGCAGGACTTCTTGCTGTGGTCAAGTCACTAACGTTGTGCAGACGATCTGCCAATTTAACAACCAATGCCCAATCAGACATACCAGACATCTTGTCTTTTAAATATTGGGTCTTGCCCTTTTCTTTGAAGGCAGCGCCCTTTTCATCAGAGGTAAGTTCTTTGACCAAGGACGCAACAAGACCACCAAACATTTTAGTCAAATCTTCTTCTGTGGCGTTAGTATCCTCAATCGTATCATGCAAGTAAGCAGCGCTAATCAATGCTTCAAGGTTATGAGACTTTTTGAATTCTTTGACGATCTTGGCGACCTCTACAGGATGCGAGATATAAGCAGCACCATCAGAACGCGTTTGTTTTCTATGAGCCTTTGAAGCAAACCTCAATGCTTTTTGAGATTGTGAGAGAGTAGCACCCTTGGCTTCCACCATGGTTTTCTCTGCAACAAAGTCTTTGAAATTCTTCATATTCATTCCTTATAGAGGTAGAAATATTTATCCGCCCTTTGGCAAGAATATCCCTTAATACTTTTTCCGACTCTTTCGTATATATTCGCACGTTTCTCATCAGCCACGTTAAACATATACCAACTCTCACGAGAAGACGCAACAATCTCTTGTGTCGCCTTTGCTAATTTTCTGTATAGAGCTACTGGGTTTGGGGTGTCTCCCTCAATAGTGAATACTTTGATGTATTCGATATCGCCCATCCACTCATCAATGTCGTTCTTGTACATAATGATTTCGTTGCCTTGGTTTTCGACACCATACACGAAACCTTCATGGTCTACTTCTATTTTTACGTCCATTACAATTCTCTCGTTTACTTTTAATCAATAAGGTAAACTAAAGGTTATGTCAATAGCTTACTTGTTTTTTAACGCCCTGCGTGTCTTTCTGTCAGTCAGAGAGAAACCAGAGGTTGGTGTGTATTTCGATTTCTGTTTGTCAACATTGATGCCAGCACCGCCACCACGATTATTACCCTTGTCGAAGGCTCTTTTGCCATGACGCAATAGTGCCTTAACTTCTGGTGTATCTTTCACAGCATCTTCTGCCGATCTAAAATCGTCGTATTGGCCACCAGCAATTTTCTTAGCTGAATAAAGCTTTTTGGTCATCACTTGAATTTCTGCTGTAACACCGTCAACGTCAACCAAGAAGTGAACGCTACCGTAATATCCAAACGTTTCATCACTGCCACGTACCTTAGGTTCGAATTCTCTTACCGTCTTAAACTTCTTAAAAATGTTCTGGGATACAATTCCAACATCTTCTTCAGATGCAACAAGAATTGAACCACGAAGCCAATCTGTAATCTTTGCTGGGTTCTTGCCACGAACAACTGTTTTGTCTACGAACGCTTTTAACTTTTTGACGTCAACAAGAATTTTTGCGCCTTGTGATATGCCCTTCGTAGAACCCTTTAGTCCACTTTCATACTTCTTGAGCCTATCCATTATCAACGGCTCATACTTAGTATAAAGGTCTAGGATTTTGTCTTTATCGTTTCCACCAGACTGGCCAGAAACTTTTGTGTCAGCCCAAGGTTGGTTTCCGCCGGGCTGTGTTTTTTTCTTTAGCTTTGAAATCATTTGATCTGTCAAGCTTTCGTCTAGGTCTAAACCTTCAGAAATAACTTGTTTGAAGATGTTTTCTAGAATTGACTCGATATCATCGAAGTCGCCCCACACCACATCTACATCTTTTTGCTCAGCCATAAAAGCTTTGAATGATTTCATCTCATCTCTCCGCGTGTAATTTGCATTTAATCTTATTTATACAAATTACACAGTGAGGTAGATAATTAAGCAGCAGAACAAACGTAAGGCTTGTCCCATTGACCGATGTTGATGTTCATGAAGTATGCGCTATCGAAGTAGTCAGTCATGACATCATCATTGTTGTAGTAAAGAGTGCCACGCATTGCGCCACGAATTTCTTCAAGAAAGTTGTCAATCGCAGTAGGCTCATCAGTGGTCCGACCACGGTAGGCATTCTCTTGGTAGTAACCACCGACTACATGGAAGCGATTGCCGTTCCGATCAGAGTATTCTTTGTTACGCTGGTTGGCTTCACTGATAAAGTCGAGAACACCTTCTTTGATGTTTACACTCAAAACACTATGATTACGAACAGCAATGGAGCCTTTGACCCCGTACTTTTTCATCACTGCTTTGATAGCTGGGGCAAGGGCTTTTTTCATTTCTTGGGATACATAGGCCATGAAGGTCTCACTCTCGTTTGTTTCTGATTACTCATACTTTATAGAATCAAAACAAAGTAGAGTCAACACTTATTTTTTAAAAACAGCGACAAAACCAAACATTTTTCTTTTATCTTTTTTACGTGGATCAGTATCAACAACCGTTTGGCCATCACGATCTATCACCAAGACGTGACCAGAGACACGAGCAACAAAAGCGATGATATCAGGCTCAGACGCCGCCAGCTTCGCTACCTTGGCCCTAACAGAGCCTACGGTGGGGGAACTGCCCAATTTTGACATACGGCTTCTAACAGCGTAGCCATTGCGTCTCAGGGTATCGTCCCAAACATTCTTGCCAGTACGTTCATTCCAAGTAGTACCTTTGACCCCAAAGAATTCAAGGGTAGCACTTGCACACGGTGTTTTCACTAGGACTGACATTTGATTCTCTCTTTTTTTGGTTACACGTATTAATAACAAAAAAGTAGTGGGGTTGTCAACCCCTTATTTCAGATTCCGTGGACCAGTCCAACAGACTGAGAAGTTGCCAGTCACGATATTGCCCCGTGCTGAGTTACGCGTTGGAGTGGAATGACCAGCAGGTTTCAGGATATCACCCCGAATAAACTTGGCATCGTCATCAGTGTTCACAACGAAACCCCACACACCGCCACCCCGATTTAGGATTTTGATATATTTCTTTCCTACCGTGTAGGTAAGGTTTTCGTTAAACTCTTCGATCATTTTGGCGCGAACGTCAGTTGGCTTTCCGAAGCCAGCGTATGAACTTTTGATTGCTTCAAGCAAAGATGTCATTTCAGTTTTCATAACGATTCTCTCTTTTTTCTGATTACTT